TGTTTTAGGACTGCCTTCATTTTTCTTTTCAGTTTTTTGAAAAGAAACTCTTTTGTATCTATTCATAAAGATATCAGGCATCCAATATGTTACTTGCCAATCAATAGGATTATCACCACAGATAGAATTACTCAACTCAATATGTTTTTCAACAGAATGATCAAATATACCAATCTGTATATAACCATCATGAGTTACACATTCACCATTGCCTATGTCAACTATGTAAAGAGTTTTCACTCATCTTATCCAAAAGTAGAGTCTGGTTCTAAAGCAATATAATAAGTTACATTAATGTTTTGGTTGGTAAACTTGGCAAGAAGTTTTTCAGAAACAATTACATCATAAGTTCCAGGAACAATCTTAAGGTTCTCTTCTTTAAAGTTGAAGACAAACTCTTTATCTGTTTCACCAACAATGATAGAGAAATCATTAGAGGTGTCATTCTTCTTATCTCTTGCAACCAGTTTGATAACTCCTGCTTCACCAACAGCAGAAATATCAGGTAGTTGATAAATTGATGATGCTTTCTTAAGTTTTTCTAGTTGTTGACTTGTAAGAATAAAACATACATCCTCTGTTGGGAGAGTGATATCTTTATCTGGTGGTGCAACAATTACAGATGGATCAGCAAAGAAATACTTGCTACGCATCTTTCCTTCTCTGATCATCACATAACCATCATTTTTAAAATCAAGTTCTGCATCAGAATGAAGTGATAGACCATTAAGGAATTGATTAAGGTCATAGATTGCAAAATCCTTTGAGAAGTCTTCTTCAATATTAGCTTCAGCAAGGATATTCTTCATAACACTAATAGTGCGAAGTTTACTACCTTCTTTAAAAAGAATTGACTGATTGATTGAAGAGAAGTTCTTCAGAAGATTGACAGTGGTTTCAGACAGTTTCATAGTTGTAGGTTTCAGTTTCATCTCACTGTGGGTAGGTTTCACGTTTTGCATTTTTATCATTAAAATGCATTAGAAGAACAGCATAGTGCAGAATCTTCATAATGTCACGACGGGCAGTACCCTTCTTATCGTATCTTGATGCATACTTAAGGATGTTGGATCTACAGAATGCTTCACCATCACCACAAGCTTCAATCAGATCAAGAGTTTGAATCTTATCATCACCAGCAGAATAATGCTGATCATATGTTCTAGTAATGTAATCTTGCAACTCTTTAATGATTACATCTTCACTATACTTCCTCCTACTAGTGGTTGGAGGATTAGAAGGTTCTGTTAGATCAAAAGAGATATGATCTTCACCCTCTGCACCAAAAATCATTGGAACTGGTGCAGCAGCAACAATATCACTACTAAAATTAATAGTATCTGATGATGATTCTGCTCCCATAGGATTACCTACCATACTTCCTCCATCATAATTCCAAAAGTCTTGAGAACCATTTGTTAAATCCCAATTTTTATATTCTTTGTTCCTGTCTTTATCATAATAATATTTGGAATGAGTGACAGTATCTTTAGGAATACTATCCTCATAACGTGTTTCAAAGTTTTCACTCATTTTCAATTCCTCATAAAGTAGTGACCAAGCGTTTATCATTAATTATATCAAGCAGAAGGTTCCATGTCAACCATTTCAAAATCAGCATCTACCTTATCATACAATTCCATGAATGCTTGTTTGGTTTCATCATCAAAACGATTAATACAAACTTTCATTGCTTTTTCTTTATCACCAAAGATACTATAAGCACGAATGATATGCACTAAACGCCTTGTACTGATAACATCCTCAATACCTCCATCATAAAAAGTCTTACGAATGATGTCTGCCCAATCACACAGATACTTACAGAACTCACTATCAGAGACTCCTACAGTGTCAGATACACCCTCTAGGATCTTCTGTTCAACAGAAGGTGATGGATATGCCTGTTCAAAGGTTACTGGGAACCTTTCAAGGAAGGCTTCATTGAGCACATTAGTACCAATGAATCGTCCATCATCACTCCCCTTTCCTTTAGTATTTGCGGTTGCGAATACTTGGAAACCTGTTGTGGGCGCAATGAACTTGCCAATCTTCTTGAGGAAAATCCCTTTTCCTTCAAGAATAGATTGGAGGCAAAGGATTTTGTTTGAGGCAAGGTCAATTTCATCAAGGAGCAAGATTGCTCCACGTTCAAGGGCTTCAATGACTGGGCCATTATGCCAGATGGTTTCACCATTGACAAGACGAAACCCACCAATAAGGTCATCTTCATCAGTTTCAATTGTAATATTGACACGAATTAATTCCCTTTTGAGTTGAGAACAAGCTTGTTCAATAAAGAATGTTTTACCATTACCAGAAAGACCTGTAATGAATGTAGGGTAGAATAAGTTGGACTTAATAATTTTTTTGATATCGAGAAAATTACCAAAGTTGACGAAAGTATCATCTTTTTCAGGAATAAGATTTTGTTCTACAGCAGGAAGAGCAGCAGGAGACACATATGTTTTTTCTAGTTTTTCTTTAACAGTCAAATTCCACTTACCACGACCAACTTTATAAATATCCAGTTTCTTAGTTACAGTTTGATATGTGGTGTCATTCATAGTACACCAAGCACGAACATCAGCAGCTACAATTTCAGATCCATAAAGATTGTTTAGAGAAGACAGAATGTATTCTGTGGAGAGTGCCATGTATTTTGTTTAACTGAAGTCATTATAGGGCAAAAAGAAAGGGTCTTAAGACCCTTAGTGTCACTTTGCTAACTGTCCATACTTATATCGCATGGCTTGAAGTAGATATGCCTGACCAAGAGATCTAGGACCATCCTCAAGTATTTTAATTACCTTTGGATCTTTTTCTGATTCCTTTGCAATTTCTTTCCAGTTTTCTTTCATGCTACTAGAGAGATAAATTTACCAAGGACTTTTTTATTTAGTGCCTTGGTTTTCAAATTTTTAACAAAAGCAGATTTAATCTTTGCCTTAGAAGCTCCCTCTTCAACATCAAAGTCAGCATCATTATTCAAAGCAGATGTTTGCATAGCAAAGTAGGATGTATATCCAGTATTTTTAATATCATAGAATTTGTCTTTCTTCATTTTTTTACTCATTACATCATCAATTATTTCATACCTTCTGACAAATTGATTCATCTCTCTTGATGGACAAAGACGAATACCAATAAAGTTTACATCCTTATTTTCTTGTTTCAGATTCTCAAGAAGAACTTGAGTGAACTTATAATATTCATATTGGATCTGATAGGTATATCCAGTCTTTCTGTTCCTAAGATAAGAATTCATAGCAGTAATGTGCTTAGCTCCTTGACCACCATAAAAACTTTCTCTAGCAATCATCAGACAATTAGTTTCACCATCAGTCAGGACAAAACAATGAGTTTTCTGTACTCCATGCATTTTGTTGAAGGCAGGGATAATTTTATGAAGTGACAGAATTGCTTCATTAAGAGGAGTGCCAGAAAGACTAAACTCTGCTGGATAATTATATGGTACATAATTTCTAAAACCAAACACCATTCTGAATATGGATTGCATCTGCTTTTCCAAATCCTTCCTTTTCATATTACTAGAAAGAAGATTCATCATTTTGAATGATCCATCAATAATAAACTTACCCTCTTCCCAGATATGTTCAATCTCTTCCCCCTCTCCCCTCATATATGAATTTGTGAAAGCATAGACATCAAAGGGGATATTACATTTATTGCAGAACCAGATTAGATTGTAGAGTTGTTTAATTGTATCAATGATTGAATTTGCCATTGAACCCGACCAATCAAGAACAAAAATAAGTCCATGATTCTTACCATCAGCAAGAGTAGTTACTTTCTTAAATAAATCTTCATTGTATTTGTAAGTATGAAGTTTGGAGCAATCAAGAACACCAGTCCTTGAAGTAGCAGAACGTGCATAAGCATCAGCAGATTTCTTACATTCAAACTCTTTTACAAGATAATTGATTTCACGTGAAGCAGATTTTCTGAATTTATTATATTCACTGTCAGCATATTTAAAACATTCTTCAATAGAATTTGCATAAAGATCTTCTGACCATTCAAACTTTTTTTGAATCTCATCAAAAGGGATAACAATTTTATTAATATCAATTTCAGGAATCTCATAATATCCAGTGTCATCATCACTCACATTACCATTGAGATCTTCAATACCTTCCTCAAAGGCACTATCAGTTTCAACCTCTGGTTCTTTATCATCTTGTTTAGTATTTTCTGCAGTTTCAGAATCATTAGAAGATTGTTCATCAATATCATCAGATGCTTCATTTTCAGACTCACGCTTTCCTGCTTCCTCAAGCATTTCTTCATGAGTCATTATTTCACCACCAGGTTGTCCATCTTGAGAAGGTGGAGTCACTATAGGTTGTGATTCAGTCTTTGGTTTCTTACAATATGCATACAATTGCTTTGCTGCTTCAACAGCATCCTCAAATGTTTCAGCATCTCCAATTAGTTTTATAATCCTACTCTCTTCAAAATTATGAAATGATACATCAATAAACTGACCAATTTTGAAATAAAGGTTTGCACGATCTGCCAGGTTCATATTATCAACATCTTCACCATCAATACAAAAGAAATCTTGTCCTGCTAATTCTTCATACCCACAGTAAAAAGATTTTTTAATTCCTGCATACTTACGTTTCATAAGTTTCTCAATACGTGCATCCTCAGTCACATTTACAAACTGCTGAGGAACCTTACGCTCAAAAGACCAATCATTAGGTGTGAAGAGAGCATGTCCCACTTCATGACCCACCAGCATGTCATAAACACTGTTAGAAGCACGTTTCCACATAGGAAGGGTCAATACCCTATGTTCTACATTAAACTGTGCTGTGGCAACATTCTTATGCTCAACCACCAGGTCCTCAGTAGCAAGCAATTTTGCCAACTGGGACTTGATTTCATAGTTGATTGCCATAAGTCTCTTGCTGATATCTTTATTATACACAGGTCAACAGGTTTTAAAACCCATTGCAACCACTTACTAAACTGTCACACGCACCAACCCCCCACACTATTTAAGGTGCAGGGGGCTTTGGTTTTGTTCTCCTTATGTTTTGTGATTTGAAGTTATTCTTCAGTTAGGATGTGTCTGCAAAACCTCCTTGCTGTTTGATCTATGATACCGCATTCTGAAATGCATTGAAAATAATCAGACACTTGATCATATTTTTCATTTGATGAGTTTTTTTCATCCCATCTCCAAGATGCTAATTCATTTCTAGATACCAGGTTGTGCATAATTTTACCTCTCTCACTCTACTATTTAGTCAGCGTATGCTAACTTAATGAAGTTGTTGTCACATTTAACTTTTTCTTCAAAAATTGTAATGCTTCTTTACGTTGTCTAATTGCTTGAGGTTTTAGATGAACTTTCTGTTGTTTTTTGGAATGATGCTGCCAATTTGGAACCTTCATGGTTCTATCCTAGAGAAATTACCTTGTTTTTCAAATTTTATTACATTATCAAACTTATCTTCAAGTCCATCCTTATGAGAGATTACAAAAACATTAGCATCTTTAATAACAAATTTTATAATCTTAAGAAACTCTTCTGTTCCAAATCCATCTAGAGAACTATCAAATACTTCGTCCATAATCAATAGATTAGTATTAACAGAGTTCTTCATTCTTGCCACCTCTCTCCAGGTAAACAGGAGTGCCAAATCAATTCTCATCTTCTCTCCCTCAGAAAAAGAAGAGTAAGTAAAATCTTCATGGATGGGAGTTTCAATTGTCTCTGTAAATTCTTCATCAAGTTTTAAGTTGATATAAAAATCCATCATCTGCAAGTACTTGTTAACCTGTTGATTAATAACAGGAAGATACCTTTTAATGATTTGGGTTTTTACTCCACCATCTCTCAATAAATTATAAGTAAAATCAAGATAGGTTACATTTTCTTTTTTATCTGAAATACTTTCAAACGTATCTTGAAGACTACTCCTAAAATTCTCTAACTTTTCATGTTCAATATTTCTGTTTTCAACTTGATTGGTAACAGTTTGAATTTCATGTTTAAGTCTTTTGATTTGTTTTTGACAACCATTGACTTGAGAATTGTTCTGAGTAATGCCATTAAGTAATTTACTTAAATCTCCTGATAATTGTTTGAATTGAGATTCTCTCTCTTCTTCATTTTTAATTGCTTGAAGAAGTTCTTGATACCCTTCCTGCAATTTTTCTGCTTTAGATTGAGAATCACTAATTCTATTTACTCTAAATGTTTCTTCTATGTTTTGATCACATGTAGGACAAACTTTATTTTCTGTAAAAAATTTATGTTCCTTTACAATACCAGAAATTTTTTGAGATAGTTTACCTTTTATATTACCATAATCCTTAAGTTTAGAAGTTGCTCCTTCAAAATTCTGAAGAGATAATTGAGTTGCTTTAACTTCTTCATCAAGATACTCAGTCTTCTTCATATAACCTGACATCTCATCTATCAGATTATTAATTACATCATTTTTTTTATTTACATCATCTTTACTTTGATTTTCAATCTGTTGGATAAAGTTTTTTTGCATGTCAACTTTATCTTTTAAACTTTCTTTCTTCAACTCAAGTGTTCTTAGTTCGTCTTTGACCAGACGCATTCTTGTTTTAACAATCTCATTCATAGAAGAAAAGATTTTGATATCCAATAAATCTTCTACAACCTCTCTCCTACTATTAGTTGGTAGTTGCATGAATGGGACAAAAGAACTACTACCCAAAATTACAATCTGAGTAAATGACTTATAGTTCATTTTAAGAACATTTTGTTCTAACCATTTTTGTTGATCTATAGCAGAAGAACTTTGATCTAATTCTTCACCATCCCTATAGATTTTAAAAATATTTGGTTTGATTCCCCTTTCTACTTTCCAATCTACATTGTTAACACTAAATTCAATATCTACAAAACAATTTTTTTCATTTGTAGTATTAATAAGTTGCGCTTTATTAATCTTCCTAAATGACTTTCCATATAAAGAAAAAGTAAGCGCATCAAGAATAGTTGATTTACCTGCTCCATTTGATCCAATAATTAAAGATGTATTATAATTATCAAAACAAACGCTAGTTGGATGATTCCCAGTTGAAAGGAAGTTCTTCCATGAAATTGATTTAAACAGTATCATCAGGTTTATCTGGGGGAATCACAATATCATTTTTAGATATAATAGTATATCTGTGTCCATGTGTCTCACATGTATGGACCATTAGTTCATCGTCTATTTCTATCACATGCATAAGAGGATAGTCAAGTTCTTCTAGCTGCATGGAATATCTCATTGCATCATCTTCTTCTTCAAAGATATAAAGGACTTGTTCTCCTTCATCATCTACTACAGAATATGCACCATCTTTTTCTTTTCCTGCAACTGTAATAATAAACATTATGTTATCTCACATGCTTCCTCATAAACTTCTTTAATCAAAGATTGAACTATTGATTTATCAAGAGAAAACTCTACCTCCTCAATATATCTATTCAAGATAGAGAAGGTGTCTTCTGTTTCTACATCAGCATCTCTAGTCAAGTATCCATTATTGAAATCATAATTTTCTACAATCTTTAAGTCTGATACTTTAGCATCATAAAGTTTATCAATAAATTTTTCAAATGATGAGATATTAGTCTTAGATTTTACAATAACTTTTACAATTTTATTATAATATTGAGTAGCATCAAAAGTTTGATATGGTGTGTCTTCGTAGTAGATATTATGAAAGAGTTTGTATGGGTTATTTACATAATCAAAACCAAAATCATCAGTATCTAAAATAACAAATCCTCTATCATCATTCACATCATTCCAAAACATCTCATATGGATTTCCTATGTAGAAGATTTTTCCATCATCTGATCTTGTATGGTAATGACCCGAAAATACCCTCTGGAACTTCTGATATAGTTTGCTTTCCATACCATGATCCATGACGAGTCCTTTATGAGCTCTAAATCCATTGAGTTCAAGGTGCCCCATCGCACACTTGCAAGTTGAATTTTCAATGCATTTGAAAGTGCTTTCTTTATTTTCTTCATTGATCCAAGGGATGAATAATATAGGTTGATTATCAATTACTACTTCTGCTGGTTCTGAGTAAGTAATGACATTATCATACTCATTCAAAAGAAGATCTACTGAATTGATATGATTGGTATTTTTATAATAAGCATCATGGTTTCCTACCATCAGATGCATGGTTATATTTCTTTCTTTGAGTGGTTCAAAAACAACTCTCTTTGCCCATTCTAATGCTTTAAATTCTATACCCTTCCTACTATCAAAAGCATCACCCATGTGGATTACAGTGGTGATCTTCTCTCTGTCTAAAGTTGGAAAGAAAACATTATCATAAAATTTCTCAAAATAGTCATGAAAAAGTTTAGATCCTTTTCTTGCACCATAGTGAGTATCAGTAATAACTGCTACACGCATTAGTTTCTAAGTTTGGAATGTACATTATCCTTGATACTATTGTATTCTGAATAATTGCTTGCGTCAAGGTCGTTGGAGTCAAAGACTTCATCAAAATTGGTCTTCTCTAAAATCTTATTTTTTATTTCCAGTTGCTTCTTCTCTTGTTGAATTCTTCTTAAGAATGCATAGTAGATAATTTGAGTGAAGTATGCAAATGGATTTTTAGATTTCTCTGGATTAAAATTGTGGATATACCTTACACAGTTTTCAATACCATCACAAATCATATCATCCTTGAACATGTAGTTCACGAAGTTTGGTTTATATGACAAATGATTAGCAATCTTTAAAAAACACTCTCCAATATATCTTGGAATTCTTGGTTTTGGTTGTTCTCTTTCTTTTGCCCTTGCAACATCAATTGCATACTGTTCCAAAGCAGCTAAAAAATCTTTATTGTTTACATAGTGTTCTGATTTTTTAGGTCTTGGCATAGTTGTATATGAGAAGGGCATAATAAACATTTATCTACTGAGAATATTATAACAGTAAATCATAACGTTGACAACATTATGAATTAACAGTAGACTGGGTTTGTTGCTTTTGAAGATTAGTTCTAGCTAGACTTATATAGTTTCTCTAAAACCTCTTTTGCATCTTGGACTGTAGATAGATATCCCATCTTTCTATCTAGTTGCGCATGATTACCTTTATTCATTTTTCTAATATAATCTTGATAGTAGAGAATCATTTCTATGTCCTCTGATTCAGACATAGTTAAAACATCATCTATGTTTACGATAAACATATCTTCTTTGGTTGATTTTAACCAAGGTTCAAACTTATGCCCTATTACTGTTCCTCTAACTTTTATTTCTTCAACCATGATAGGGTTGGATACTAATAACATAGTCCTATCATCATCTTCTTCTGCTGCTATTTTGGCAAATATTTCATCACCACTTTTAAATTTGATAGTGCAATAAAAATCATCTTCTATCATACGTCCTCCTAATCTTTAATGTTTATTGATATAATGTCATAATTGAATTGCTCTTGAACATAAATTTTCACTCTTTCAATAAAATGATTTAGTGTATAATTTTTTCTTGACCCTAAAGTCAGATCATCAGCAATATCATAAAGTTTTGCTTTAACTTTGTTTTTGCCTTTTCTTAGGACTCTACCAATGCTTTGTAAGTTACGAATGCGTGATTTTGATGGAGAGGCAAAAATAACATTGTGTAGATTTTTTATATTAATTCCTGTACTAAAAGTACCATAAGAGGCAACAATGATCGCATTATCCTGCTGCTCTGTAATTTCTCTTACTTTTTCTCTTTCTTCAGCACTTACACCACCATGAACGAAGAATACCTTTCTTCCTTCTATGACTTTTTTATTTATCATCTCATAAAGTATGGCACCGTGTGCTTCTACTCTACTGTATAAAATCAATGTATTACCTTTTAAATCTGTAGATAAATTTGTGATAAATTTATTTCTTTTTTCATGTCCAATAAGATATTGTATCTCATCTTCGTAGGTATCAAATTTTTTTGGTTTATACTTTAATACAAGACACTGAATATCTAATGTGGCAAGGTGACCTTGATCTATAAGTTTTTTAGTTTGAGTAACTTTGTATGAAGGTCCAAACAGTCCCTCTAACACCCATTTATGGGTCTGTGTGCCATCTAAAGTTCCTGTGAAACCATATCTATACTTTGCATGATGCAACTTGTCCATAATGCCAACAAGAGACTTACTTTTAAAAAGGTGAGCCTCATCACCAATGACCACATCATATGCTTCAAAAAACTTTCTATCTAATTGATATACAGATTGCCATGTTGTAATAGTAACTTCGTTAGTATTAACCCTTTCACGTCCAGCATAGATTCTATGGCAGTGATTTTCAGCATCCCATCCATAGTCTTGGAAGTCCTTAAACATCTGCTCTACAAGGGATGTAGTAGGGACTACAAGTAGAATTTTTTTACCAGCATTTACATGAAATCTTACAATAGTATAAATCATAAATGATTTACCAGATGCTGTTGGTGAGATCAATAACTTTCTGTTATATTTCAAAGCATCATGAACAGCATCAATCTGATAGTCTCTTGGTTTTAGTGGTGTGATTGCTTTCATAAAGTCCTTTACACCCTCCTCTGAAATCATATTATTGACTTCAAAAGGAGGACCATAGAACTTGTTATCTTCAAATTTATATGTGTATCCTGCCTGCTCACAAAACGCTACAATTTTATCAAGAAGACCAACATAGATCCTCTTAGTTTTCATATTAAACAAGTGAACATATCCATCCCAGTATTTGCTTCTATACTGAGGCATGAATTTTTTGTTAGGCACTTCAAAAGTAAATCTATCTCTTAACTCATATTCAATATGAGGTTCAGTTTTTATATGTAGATATACTTCATTTATTTTTTGTACAATCAAATCTGCCATGATGAAGTTTCACCTAACAGTATTTATTATTTGCTTTGAAATGTATTTTCAAGTATTATTTTTGTTAACCAATCTCTAGAATTCCAAAGCAATTCTTGTTCTTCTTGTGGTCTGGCAGGAGAACCTGGCCATTTTTGAATTGCCTCAGTCACTGCGTAGTGCAGAACTCTAACATCATCTATTCCAAGAGTTACATTATAAAAAGGTAAATCTTCTTCCTGGTTCATTAACCTAATCCTGAGGTGAAACGCATGAACTCAATTGAATTCTTTATTTGATAAGTTCTATTAGTTATCTGTTTTAAAATCTCTTCAAGATAACTCAACATAGTTTCATAATAATCAATTTTTAATGAAACACCTGAGAGTTTTTCATCTGCATCCAAATATTTTTGCATAGTTTCTTTATCCCTAATTTTTTTAGGAAATGGATTTTCTATGTAAACATTTGGATCTGATTTTCCACTAAAATATTCATATCTTTCATGTCTGATATTCTTTCTTTGTTGCTCTGCTTTTTTTCTTAGTAGATATATGTTATTATATATTTCATAGTATTTTGAATGTAAGATTGGAATGTTGAGAGATTCTGTATGTAAATTATCAGGATCTATTTTTGCATCTCTTTCCCACATTTTTTGGATAGTATCCAAATCAATCATTTAAATCCAGTTCCTTTTTTTATAGTATAGTTTAAATATTTAAAAGATACCTCTGCAGTGAAGTATTCCATATCTGCTATTGTAGCATCAAATTGAATTGTACTCAAGGAATAAGGGAATAATTCTTGAAATATAATTCTAAAATTGGGATTTGATAAAGAATCAAAAACTGTAAGTGTGCCATCAGAGTATATGTTCATCCCAACAGAATCTTTTACAGTTCCAAGATCATCTTTTTGTAAATCATAAATCTCCTCTAAACTTTCAGGAAAACCAAGACCTCTTATCCAATTCTGTATTTCAATATAATTTTGAAGATCTTCATCAACTAAAAATCTAAGTGTAAGATCTTCAAAATCTATAACTTCTCCTGGAAGATCAATATCTTTTAAACCTGCTGTTGTTTGAACTATAGTTCTAAGTTGCATTCCTGGAATGTTAACTGCATTTCCAAAAAATGATACTTTAGGTGCTCTTGCAACCTGAAATCTAAAACCTTGTGGTTGAAGAAAATTTCTATTTTGTAATTGATTTTTTCCAACAGTAGCAATAGTGCTTCTTGCTGCCTGTCTTGTTCTTACATCTTTTGATGTAGAGTAAGTCATAATGTTTTATGATTATTTATGAAAAGCATAAAAAAAGACCCCCTTGATGGGGGTCTGAATGAGCATGTGGGACATCCTGCCCCACAACAACCTTGATCACATGAGGTTCTTAACAAGAACTCTTCTGTAATAGCGGTTAGAGTTAACTCTAAGTCTTCCAAGACCAGAAGTTGTTCCTTCAGCGAATGGGTTAGCAACCAGACCATATCTGGTCTTGAAGCCAATCTTGGGCTGGAAGGTGTTCTCTCCAACTGCACGAACCATCTGAAGAGGAACGTATGGGCAGTAGAATAGACCTGCATCATAAGGGGAAGAACCCTTATAACCAACAACATAGTACTGATTTCCAGAGTTAGCAGACTGGTTGTTAGAAGCAAGGTTTGCTGAATAGGGGTCAATGTAAACTCTGAACTTACCATTGATTGTTCCAGCAAATGTATTGCCAGTGTCATCAACATTCAGGTTTGCATTCAGGGCTGGAGTATAATCCAGGATTCCTGCCATAGTCAGTGCAGATGCTACGTCAGCAGAGCACATGACAATGTTACCCTTTCCACGTCTTGTTCTTTGAGCGATTGCATTAGCATCTCTCTCAATTTGGAACAGAAGTCCTTTGAACTTCTCAACAGACCATCTGCCATTTGAGTCAACATCAAGGTCAAATTGACCACGAATTGCAGTGTTAGAAACAGCACCTTGTTCAGCAGACTTGTAGATAGTTCTGATGACTTCTCTGTTGATTTCAGCAAGGATCTCAGTAGAGAGGATGTTAGCAAGTTCTGCTTCAGCATTCAGACCATGAATGGCCTTGAGGTCTTGAGCCAGTTCCAGCGAGTATTCTGCCTTCAGAGCTCTGCTCTTAGCAGTAACAGTAACTTTCTCAATTGAGAAAGCCATCTCATTGAACTGATTACCTGTACCATTGCCCAGGTTCTCAGAATCACCTGTGACCATACCTTCGCCAACATTGTATCCAGTAGATACAGCAGTGCCAACAGGGTTAAGTGCAGAGGGGTTTGATCCTGCTTGTACAGTAGTACCTAGACCAGCATTAGCATCAGCAAATCCACCAGTCAGATTGAATCCATCATCCTGACCAGAGAATGCTGTGTTAGCTTCATCATAGAATGCTTCATCACCAGACTGATTTTCATATCTGGAGCGCATTGCAAAGATCAGTCCAGTAGGACCAGACATTGGTTGTACACCAGCAAGGTCATATGCGACCAAGTTGGGCATTGCGCGTCTGATCAATGAGATCAGAACTGGGTCGAAACCAGCAACAGGACCAGATGGGTCTGCACTAGCACCAAAAGCACCTGAAGCACCAGCAGCATTGCCAGCCATTGTAGGTGTTTCCATCAGGTTAATACCCTGAGAGAAAGCAGCTTCTTCTTTTAAAAACTTTTCTTGATTTTCCAGCAGGACAGCAGTAACTGCTCTTCTGTGACCATCCTTGATTCCATCTAGACCTTCATAGTCGAGAAGGGGAGCCCACTTTTCCTGCAGATGTTCAGATTGGAACATTTGCGTTTACCTTAGTGATTGTTTGTTTGAATTAATATTAAATTCAGTTTTGCTTGAAAGCACCCAGTGATCTGAGATATACATCCATAGATCCTGAAACAGGATTGTTGGTGCTATCTACACCCTCAGAGAGAGTTTGTGATGATTGGGTCTTTGCAGCAGGAGCTGTTCTGGAGAAGTATGACTCCTTCAGAGTTTCCAGCTTTTCACGATATTCTTCTTCACTTTCAAACTCCACACTTTCTGCAAGTGAGGCGAGCTTCTCCTTCTGTGTCTCAGCAAGACCAGAGGAAACTTGATCAAGAATACCTTGTGCAGATGACTCAGCAAGTCTTCTGTTCAGACCAATATTCTTATCAATTTGCTCATTGAGCTTGGTTTCCATGTCATCAAGTTTTTCTACCATGCTTTCCAGCACATCATATTTGTCTTCAGGGATTGTTACATAATGTTCTTCAAAAAGATCCTTCATGCCTGAGAGGAAACTCTCAGTCATTTCAGATTTAATACCATGTTCTACAGCCAGTTCATTCTCAGACATCCACTCTTCGCAGACATACTCAAGATATGAATCAACTCTTTCAACTAAAGTAGTTTTAAGTTCTTCTTTAGTTTCATCAAGTTGTGACTGATATTGTGTTTCCAGGGTTTCCTGGATATCTTTTACTTTAGAATTTAGAGCAGCTTCAAAGACAACCTTTGCTTTTTCTCTAAACTCTTCGGAGAGTTCTTCACCACCCAAGAGTGCATTGACATCTTCATCCATGTCATATGCTTCCTCAGTTGTTTCAGATACAACTTCCTGATCTTCAGCAACTTCTTCCTCAGAAACAACTTCATCCGTAGATTCAGTTTCTTCCTTAGACATTTTTTGCATTGAATCAGCAGGTTTAGCACCTTTATTAACAACGTCTTTTACGGTCTTAATCTTAGGTTCTCTGAGCTTAGCAGAGTCATCATCTGTTTTGTAATTTTCTGGTGTTGGACCGCCAAGATCTTCATAAGATCCTGCTAATGAAGTATCCATTGAATCACCAGCCTTAGCACCAGAATTGACCGCAGTCTTGGATTGCTTAGTGCCTACTTCCATTTCTTGTAAATCTCCACGAGACATTTGAACTCTCCGATTACCTGTCTTAAACTATATTTATTTATAAATTAAAACCTTTGATGTCAAAGGTTATTGAGAAAATTATTGAATACACTCAATTTCTTCTCATCAAGTTGCTTTTGATCAACTAAAGTATTGATCTCAGCGTATGTTTTGGCAGCAAGTTTTTCTCTTAAAATTCCACCATCCCACACCCATTCTTTGCCTTCCATAATGCCTTCAACAAAGGCATCTGGAGCAGAGGGGTCAGCAACAATATCAGCAGCAGTTGCTAGCATGAAATCATCACCAACAATACTTACACCTTCTCTAGTTGCTTTAAGTGAACCAATACCTCTAGAGGAAACACCCAGTTTTACACCTTCATCAATCAAATTTTGGGCAATTTTCCCCATTGGTGTATTTAAAATTTTTGCTTTACCAATAAAATTTGTTCCACTTTCTCTCAATGAAACAATTTTGTGTGATACTCTATCAAGATTAACAGTAGGTCCTTCTGGGTGTCCCAGTTCACCTAATGCTCTACCAGCCTTTACATGATTCTCATTGTATCTTTGAACTTCCTTTCTAAGGACATTCATAGGATACATTCTACCATTTCTGTTTTGAAGATCACCTTGTAAAAAGATGCCTTCAATAAACATTGACTTTTTGCCACCTACACTTTCTACAAGAAAGTCAACTGATTCGATTTCTTCTCTGATTAGTTTCATTTTTCCTCAGGAAACTTGTACTTGTTGAATGAATGCTGTTCCAGTGCCAGCGTTAGTTTTTAAAGATATTTTAATTGATCTTCTCAATTCAGCATATGGTGCATTTACTGCAGTGACAATGCCACTTGAATCATGATCAACTACTACCCTTGTTGCAAAAAATCCACCAATGCCTGCAGTTTGATTAATACTGCTTAAAATTTTATGTTCAAAATCATAATATGATTGTCCATCCACAGTAAGGGAAACAGAGTTTCCTTCTCCAAAAGGACAACCTGTTCCTTCAGGAAAATCAAGAATAGTTGTTGTGCCTGTTGTAATACCAATAACTGCTTGTGAAGCAACTGGACCAAGACTAATTTTTTCATCACCACCACCCCCTGAAGGAACATATATGTCAGTTGCAACTGCAACTGGAAGAGTTCCTATTGCAACATGAACACCTGCTCCCTCTGCAACAATCCTGAGAGTATCAGTTTGTTGTTTAAATGCAGCAGAAGCAGCTGCTGTACCACTTGTTGATATGACTTGTCCAGAACCAACTGGTTTTAATGCGCTCGCCATTTCTTTGAATTACAATAGACCTGTATTATGTATTTAGTTTTCTTCTTCATCAGAAGAAATTTTAACCTCTGGTTCAACTGATTGTTGTTCTTCAGGTTGATCACCATCAAAGATTGAATTCATAATATTTGGTCTTGCATCAGTTACTTTATCAGCAGTCTTTGCAAACAAAATATCTTTAATTTTATCGCTGATTTGATTTGGTGATTCATCTTTCACCAACAAATCCATTAATTCATCCATTTTGTATAAGATATAATATGTTTATTTATATTTCCCCACCTGTGGGTGTTTCAAATTTCTTTTCTTCTACCTCTGGAGCTTGGGGTGTAGCACCCATTAAACCACCAGATGTATCACCAGGTTGAGGTGGAATTGGTTGACCAGTCATCGGATCAATTGCCATTTGACTTGGATCAGGAATAATACCATCCTTAATTTCTTTTTCAATCAATGCATCCTGTTCAATAATTTCTTGATCAGTTTGGCGTAAAATTTTACGTCTTACATAATCATTAGAGTAAAACTTACCAACATAAGGTTCTGCCAAAGTTGCTAGATTAATTCTTTCAGTAGTAAGTTCTGCCTCTTTGAGTTCAGCAAAGTGATTGTCATAGAGAAAATCATACTGAATATGATCAGACATTAACTCCCAATCTTCAGGAGTTACAACATTTTTTAGAATAAGTTGTGTCTTTAAAAGATCCTGGAACATGTGGGAGAATCTTTTTCTCATTCTTCCAACAAACTTGGAGAATTTGATTTCATCTCTTAGAATTTCAGATGATCTTCCTAGTGAGAAACCACCCTCTCCTTGAATTCTAGTTTCAGGTACATTGAGTGCTCTATATAACTTCTTTTGAAAGTAATTGATATCAGTAATCTCACCAAGATTTTGTCCACCTGGAAGTGTAGTGATCTCAGTCCCTCTACCACCTTCACGTCTAGGAAGCCAGAAGTCTTCCATCATGGACATATGTTTTTTATCATCACGAATTTCACCTGTGTTTGCATCATAGACAAGTTTATTTCTGTAACGAGTCATTACATCACGCAGATATTGCTCTGCTTTTACCTTAGGAAGATTGCCAACATCAATGTAAAAAATTCTACGTTCTGGTGCTCTTGAAAGTCTGTAGATGACAAGAGAATCTTCAATCATCATGAGTTGATTGAGTGGTTTGATTGATTTATGTAACCAAGAAAGAGTTAATCCCTTGTTTCTATCAACTAATCCAGAGGTACAATAACAAACAGAATCTTTTGTTAATTTAACACCATTGCTTGATACTTGTGTTCCATATCCAGTTTTTTTCTGTCCCTCAGTATAAACAAAATACTCTTCAATTTCTGGAAAATCATATTGATTTGGTTGTTCTTGTTTTATAAAAGCACCATCACCTTTCTTTTTTACAATTTGACGAATAAAACGCATCTTAGATGCATCAATATATCTTAGTTCTTTAATTCCTTCTGTAGGATTTTTTTGATCAATTACTTTATTATAATATAATCTACCATCAATATACCAATTTCTAAAAATTTCATGTGCTTTAGTATCAAAATCTAGAAGATCTAAAATAAATCTAAACTCTTCTCTAATTTTTTTCTTTATACCATCACTTGCATTAAGGTTTGAAAGTTCAATTTCTACAGGTGAATCATTAGTATCTGCTACAATTGCTTCATTAACTATGTCTTCAATTGCACTATCACATTCAGGATATAGTGACATTGATCTATATCTTCTAATAAGATCATTTTCATTCTTGTAAATACCTTCAATATCTACATAAGAACCAAAAAAACCAGAACTAACATAATTCTCAGATCCATCCTGATTGTTAGGAGGAACTGGAGATATTAGTCCTGGTGGTTGCTTCTCATTATCATCAATTGAGAAACCAAATAATTTGGCCATTATATTAAAAACTAGACTTATGTCTAGTTATTTATTCATTTTATACTATCTCCTTATCCTTACCAGTCTTAGAATCAGATCTTCCATCTTCACCTATACCAATGCTAAATTCTTGTACCTGTAAAGTTACAGAGAATTCTTCAATAGTATCAGATGAATCATAACTTAAATCAATAGAAGATACTTCAGTTGGGAAGACATCTAGGAACTTGTAAGATCTTAGAATTGATTGATTTAAATTACCTTCAGGATGAGTTGCTGCATTTTTAGCAGCTCCTCTTCCTAACTGATAAACATAAGCATCAGTCATATACGAAGTAGGATTTGTAACTCCAGTAGCATGACTCAAATCACTAATTGTATTCATCCAAGCTTCAAAAGAAGACCTCATTCTAAAGTTTTCATCATTAATGATAGTAATAGTCCAAGGTTCAAAAGTTCTGTCTCCAGCAACTTTTAAAATTCTACCCCTAAAAGGAACAGGAACTTCAGCAACTGTTGAAGCAGGAAGTTGTGCAGCTTTACAAAAGAACCTAAGTTCATTATTTCTGCTGACATTCCAATTAGCTTGACTTGATTCAGTAACTGCAGTTGGAAATGTGGGGATTGATACCTCAAATAGATTAGGGCGAGCACCACCGCCCTTTAATCTAGTTTTAAAACCTTGAAGGTTTTTGGTGGTTAAACTGTTTGCCATTGTTGATTACCTCTTGATTATTTTATATTATTTAAATTACCCAATCACTTCATTGAACTCTATACCACTTCTTGTGGCAACAAATGTCAATGTGACATAATTGATAGATCTAGCTGGTTGGATAAAGATATCAGCCCTAAACTCATTGTTGTCAATGACTGCTGGGGTGTTATTTGTTTCATCACAGATAACTTTAAAATCTTCAATACCTCTTTGGGATTGAATATCTCTCAAGTATGGTTCAACAATATTAAAGAAGTTTGCTCTTGTTTCATCATCATTAAGTTCAAAAAGTTGACTATTAGAAGCAGATTCAAGTGCTCTTTCAACAGTTAAGAAGAGTTTTCTTACATTAATCCTATCAAAGGCAGACTTATAAGAAAGTGCTGTCTTATCACCAAAAAGCATTGCGCCAGAGGCTTGCTGATTGATAACAGGATTAATTCTTGCACTGTAGAGTTGATCTCTTTGTGATTTAGTTGGATTATATGCAAGTTTAATTGAATTGTTAACTACACCTCTTTGAGCACCTGCAGGTGAGAACCAAGGGAAGTTTTCAAGTCCATTTCTTGCCATAATACCAGCAATATCACCATTCAAAGGAATATACCTAAATTCATTATTAAATCTATCATAAACATATTTGTAACCACTATCAAGAACTGCATAAGAAGAAGAATTAATTTTTGAATAATAATTCAATAAATTAGCAGTTTGAGTTGTAGTGTTGTTTACATTAACAACATTAGCTCTATGTGGAGAAATAACAGCCATACAGTCCTTTCTTCCTTCAGCAAGAGCAATCAAAAGATTTGCCTTTGCTTGAGTTTCTAGTTCAGATGATTGTGATGCTCCCATGAGTAAGTAGTCAACTCTTACTTCGTCACTATTTTCAAAAAGATTATATCCAGTAAGAATGTCACCAAGAGATCCACTCATTCCACCATTTGCACCATAATCAGCACCACCTTTTAATGTGTAACTTACATTACCTAATGCATTAAATTGAACTCCCTGAGCATTGAGACCCCAAGCACCAGCACCTAAAGTTACTTTTACATATCCAGATGAGAATCCACTTGCTTGTGGTTCTTTGTTGTTTACTGCATCAAAAGTTGTTCCACCATTAGCACCTACAAAAATGTATTGAGAATTATTTGCAAGATAACTCTTATAATAATTTTTAACTGGTGAATCACCATCAGCTAAAGAATCAAGTGCTTTAGATAAGAAAAGATTTGTTTCAAGAATATTACCTTGAATACCTGTTACAGTTCCTGTATCATCAACAACTGCTACGTGCAGTGCATCATTTCTTGAACTTCTATTATTTGCATATTGGTTAGTAACTGGTTTAGGTGCCAGATTCTTCCAAAAAACAGTTGAGTTTGTAAGACCTAGGGTCTGTTGGTCATACCAATCAACAGATGTTGCAGCAGTTAAATTAGTTCCAGTGTTAATACCAGTATTGTTTACAAATCTTACAACACTAGATGCAGGAATTGATGCTCCTTCATTTCCTCTTTCATAATTAATATTATATACTGTTCCAGTGTCTGTTGCAGCAGATGATACTCTTGATACAATTCTAATATCAACTGTACTGTTACCAGCAGCAGCACTAGACTGTGTACTGACACCTGTCACAATTCCTTTCAACATTCCAGTAAATGTTGATGTAGTTCCAACACCTGGAACAGTTGCATTGGTTATTTGAACTGTAACACCATATCCAACTTTAATGTCTTGTGCCCCACCAGATAAGGCAATTGTTGCAATTCCAACAGTTTGGTCAGCAGCATTATCAATAAAACAAACTTTTAGATTAGTTGCAAGTTCTCCAGGTGTTCTGGATGCATAGAACCAATCAGTTGCTGTTGAATAATTATTTTCATAATCATCATAATTTTTAATTTTTACTGTGGTTGAAGCAATAGAAACTCCAGCATTAGCATTATTGAGGTTTGATCCATCAATTCTTACAACACTTAATGCCCCACCATATGTTAAAAACTCTGATGCTGTCATCCAGGATTCATAATGATTATCTGATGCTTGGGGTTTACCAAACACATCAATAAGTTGTCCTTGACTTGAAACTAAAGTTGCTTCTTCAACAGGTCCAGTTTTAAATGGAGCTGCAATCGCACCAATATTATCTGTTACATTATCAGCTCTTCCAACAGTAAGGTCAACTTCTCTGACCAGAACCCCTGGAGATAATTGCGGAGTTGCCATGTTTTTCTCCTAATCCTCAGATTAACTAAAAATATTTATTGTTTCTAGTGTTTTCAGTGGGGAAACTATGCATGAACATTACCAATCTGGGTATTGCCAATCTGTATGTGGTTTATTTTTTCTACTGTCAATAATTCTTTTTATGGTGCATTCTTTACACTCATAAGAATATGATGAAAGTGATGGACCTCTGTCTCTTCTTGTTCTGTAAAATGATTCTATTAAATTTTTTTCTTCTCCACAAGATCTACATTTTCTTAAATCTAATAAAAGATGACCAAGTTTTATCTGTTCATCAAAGTCCACTGTTATTTTTCCTATATTGCTCTCTTTCTTCAATAGAAAATACACCAAGTTTTTCCCATTGCTTACTAACCATATCTACTTGAGGTGGTACTGAATATGGAGGTGCTGGTTTTGCTTGCCATTTATCAATTGCCTCCTGTGTAGGTACAACAATTATAAAAGGAGTATTGTCTTTAATAAATTCCTCGTTCATCTTTTCATATGTTTCAGGTGTTATTTTCATTTATCTATAATCCCACATATGTGACATGTCGCCATATTCATCAGTATACCATCTGTCTCCATCATTATCAACAAATGTTGCTTCATCTGAACCATCATTTATAAATCCAAATGGTGCCATATCTTGTTCAATCTGATTCTTTTGTTCTTCATATAATCTTTTCCTGACATCTTGATCAGTCAGTTCTTTAAAATAATCTTGAGCAACTAACCAAGCATATATTACAAGACACATTGCAAGATCATCATTACAACCTTCTTCTGCCTCAAATGAATTGTGTTTGGATATAAAAGTTGTAAGTTCAGATATAATTTCATAATCATTAAATAAAAGTTTATCCTCTTCAACAAGTGTTTTAAGATTCAAGGAACCTACTTTCTTTACTGTTTTGGACATCTTAATTCCAAGTTGTGTCTTTGAACCAGAAAATCCTTGACCAACAATTTGTCCTGCTCTACCTCTCATAGAACACATCAATAAATTTTGATATTCTAGGTCATATTGAAGAATACTTGCAACTTGATCTCCAATATCATTTACTTCACAAAGAATAAATGAATCGTTATATTTTCTTGCTATCTCCCAAATTATATTAGGAAATAGCATGGGTTTAATTTCATTATTTCTATATTTTGCTACAACTTTATGAGGAAATTCTGTAATATCTACAACAACAAAAGCAGAGTAATCATTACCAACTCCTCTAGCTACATCCACTGTCATTACATAATCATGTTTTTTTTGTGGAGGTTCATGTACATCTAATCCTGCACTTCTTTGAATTGGATTATCATAAATGAAAGTTTTTAATTTACTAGGTGCAATTAAAGTATCAACAGATCCTAGGAATTCACACTCAAACTCAATCTTAAATTGCTGTTCAGAAGTGTTTTTTATAGTTTGTTTTTTCCATTTCTCATCTCTTCCAGGGACTTCAGACCAATGAACATCTGTTGGTATGTAATCACTTATTCCTTTTTCAGCATCATGCCACATTCTGTAGAAGTGGTTCATACCATGAGGGGTAGAAACTATGATGACTTTTGTGCTTTTACCAGAAGTAATAGTAGGATAAACAGATGCAAAGAAGGCATCAGCGATGTGATTGGGGACAAACGCGAATTCGTCCAAGAAGAGGATATTGAACGACATACCTCTGACAGCACTTGCAGACGTAGAAGCTGCCAATATCTTACTGCCATTTTCTAACTCTAAAGATCCTTTGTTCCATGATAATATACCCTGTTGCATCCATTTAGGAAGATTTTCATAAGCAATTTGCAATCTACTTAAAAGTTCCCTAGCAGTTGACGCTTTGTTAGCGAGGATGCCAATATTAACACTGTCATTAAAGACGACATGGTGAAGCAGAAAAGAAATAACTGTTGTGCTTTTGCCAGTCTGTCTTGGCATTTTGCAGATGTTAAATCTATTCTTGTAAAAGTTGTTAATAAGTTTTTCTTGGAAGTCATAGGTCTTAAATGGTTGTAGACCATGGTCAAGAGTCACAATTTTTACATAATTTTGAGCAAAATATACAGGATCATCCTGACACCTTAAATATTCCTCAATATTTTCTTGAGAAAATTCAATTCTTGTATTTACTTTTTTTAAATTAGGATTGCCAAGATATACATTATCAGTCATAAATTATATTAACAATTCCAAGCTCTTAATGATTTATTTATTCTGCTGTTTGGATCATTTGCAGTTTTTGAAGAAGTAAGTTTTTTCTTCATACCACTCATTCTCGCACAAAAACTCTTTCTACGAGGGTTCCCAACTTTTTTTGAAGGTGCCTTAAGATCGCTTCCTGGGTTTTCACGCTCATACGACTTCCTGCCTTTTTCATTTAATCCTCCTTCTTTATTCTTTCCAGACTTTTTTGTCCATGATGCTGCCTCCTGCATTCCTGCATCAATCATGGGTTCACCAGGTTGATAAGGAGTAATATCAAATCTTTGAACAAAACATCCAGGATAAATTTTATTTAATGCATCTTGAACTTGAGATCTTGATGGTCTAGTAATTTCAGGGAAGAAAATCTTCATCATCATATACTTTCCTTTCCAAGAAAATGCTACAAGGTATAGATTTCCATTTCTAGCAGGTACTCTTACTGCCTCTTTAATTGTATCTTCATTAGGACACTCTTTCACACCATGAACAGGACACTCCTCCCCTTTATGGTTATGCATACATCCTTTCTTTTCTTCTAATTCTACACTTTCACTAGTTGCTGTCTTCCAACTACCACCTGCTGCTTTATATTTCTTAGCAGCCCAACCATTAGCATAAGCAGATGGATATACATCAAACTTTGCTCTTGCTTGTGACTTAAACTTAGACCAGAGTGAAGGATTAGTAGGTACATTTTTTTCTACAAGAATCCACTCCTGCTCACATTCAATTCTTTCAAGAATTTGTCTTACCATTGGTGAAGAACTTTCTTTTATCTTATTAGAAGTCATGATTGGTTTTCCTCCTTTACCTGAACGATCTGCAACTGGATCTTGTCTTCTTTTTCTTTGCACAGCTGAAGCTCTTTCTGCCTTAGACATTTTTGCTGCTTTTTCATTGGAAAGACATTTGGGTTTACCTTCTCCAGGTTCCCTTGCACATTTTCCAATTCTTTCACCTTTGGTGTTGTATCTATCCCATCCACCACCACCTTTTCCACCTTTAGGTCCAGAACCAAACCACTTTCTTAAATCTTCACTGACAGCACCATTTCCGTTGCCATTACCATTTCCATTAGAATGACCATTGCTATTAGAAACACTACCATTCTTCTTACCATTCTTTTTGGTTTTAGAATCATCATCATCTACAGAATGACCATTCTCTTTTCGAAGCATTCCCATGGGTCCAACCATCTTGAACCCTTTTGGAATGTCTTTGCATACTTTATCAGTATAGCAATAGTATTTTCCATCTGGACACTTCTTTTTCATTTTATATAAAAAGGTCTCTTCTTATTTATCAACCATCAAGTGCCACAGTAAGACCAAGAGTCATACCAGGTAGTGATTGCCAATTAGTTCCATCATAAAACTCCATTTTTTTACTTGTGGTATTAAAAATAATTGCACCTTCTGAAAAGGTTCCTGCATCTCTTTGTGTTGTTGTGTAGATTGGTGGATAGAAAGCAGTTGATGCTTTAATTGTAGATGCAGTAACAATTCCAGCATAGTTTGCATTGCCAGATGCTAGTATTGTTACTCCAACTCCAGGACCACCATCATAGTCATATCCAACATTTATTTCAGTTCTAGCAGTTACAATACCAATAGAATCAACATTAATTTTATTTTCAGTTCTGAGTGTTCCACCAATAGTAACATTACCACTAAATGCTGCAGAAGTTGCAGTTATGAAACCAACAGACATTCCAATGCCTGAAATATTTCCTTTAGTTAGAACTTCATTTAATGTGGTAGAACCTGCTAATGAAGTGCTGGCAATACCAACCCATTTTGATGTAGATGAATTGTATATAAGAAGTTGACCATCAGTCCCATCAAAAGTAACATCATCAAGATCTTTTATAAATCCTGCTCCACCACCACCCATAGTGGAGAGTTGAGTTTGGATTCTATTAATAAACAATCTGTAGTGTTTGGACAGATCATCAAGAGTGGCAAATTTTTGATCAAGAGGTGTTAATGGATCAGTTTGATTTCCAGCAGTTTCTTTTTCATTTGGAGGTTCATTAAGAAGACCTTCACTTAACTCTACCTGAGTTTTTTTAATCTCGAGAGATATTTTCTTTATATCCTCAAGACAATTTTTAACACTTACCTTGACAAATCTTACATCTTGTTTAAGTGTTTTTATATCATCATCATAATACTTTACTTCAGGTAATGATGAAAATTTTTGCTCAACATTTTCTTTTAATGAGTTGAAGAAACCAATGATTTTTTCATCAGTTTTTATGCTTTCCTCATTAATTTTAGTTATCTCTTTAGTGAGAATCTGTTTTAACTTATTTTGCTCACTTAATACTGCTTTTTTTAATTTTCTATCATCATCTTTAAATTCTTTATGGTGATCATAAATTTTTAAAGCAACTTCTTTGAACTCTTTGACGATTTTATCTTTTGTAGTCTTATAATTTTCTTTTAGATCTTTTAAATCTACTCTTTGTTCAAAATCTTTTACTTCAATTGTTTCATTAATCTCAGAAACTCTTAAATTAATTTTTTCTGTGATAAGATCAATGTGCCCTTGAACCTTTTTAAAGTCATCATCAATGACTCCAAAGGTTTTACCTATCCATGAAAAGTCAGGAACCTCTTCAACCTTATTAACCCAATCAGGAAAGGTAGGAATACTCTCATTAACTTGTTCAATTCTTGTTTTAAGATTCTTAAGGTCACTTTCATAATATTTTACTTCTGGAAGATTGGTAATTTCTTCTTTAATTAAGTCAATTTTTTTGTAAATATAGTCAATATCACCTTCATAGTACCTTACTTCAGGTATTTCAGGTATTTTTAACTCTATTTCATTTAATTTAACCTCAAATTCTTCATTTTTTGCATCTAAATGATAAATTTTGTCGCTTTTTAAATCAAAGCGTGACAAATTTTCTTGAATTTCAGTAATTTTTTCACTTAAGTCACCTAATTCATCATCGTAATATTTAATTTCTGGTATTTTTGGAATATCTTCTCTTACTTTGTTAACTAAAGTTAACAATTCTTGCCATTCTGGCGCTTTTACAACATCAATTATTTCTGCAAATGTTTCACCATTGGCATTTTCAATTGTTTGGTTATCTTCTTCTAATGGTTCTGTCTTATATTCTTCTACTGAAGGAAGTTCTTCGTTATTTTCAATAAAATCTTTATAAGAGGGGAGATTAGTATCCTCTACTATATCATTTATTGAAGGCAAATCCTCTTTTTTAGACATTTTATAAGTATAATACTTTGGGATTTCTCTCCCTGATGTATTATTTATCAGATGAGTTATTCTTCAATAGTTTTTGCAAATCAGCAGTAGATCCAACAAACAATGCATTGTTTACTGTTGTTGGTCCCTTACTTATCTGTTCTTCATTGACATCTTTTAGTTTTTGTTGAAGAGTCATTAACTTATCAGTTGCATCAGCAACATTTTTAATCAATTGACCAGCAACCTCATATGCTCTAGGCATTTCACTTTCTTGTGCAAGTTCAAGAATGCCATTGATTGCTTCCTGTCCTTTTTCAATTATAGAGTAAAGATTACCTCTTGTGTATTCATAATCTTTTTCTACATCATCTTTAGTAAGACGTGCAGGTTTCTCTTTACCAATAGGTGTTACATCAACAATGTTGCTATCTGAGTTTGTCATGAGATACTGCCATCAAATCCAAAGTTGTCACCTATATCAATAAAGTTTGCATCATTTGATGTAATACTATACACTGATGCACCAAGAACATGAGCAGCTGCTGTTGTTTTATCTTGTGCTCTCTTCACTGTAAGTTTATTGCCAGAAATAGATTCAACAAATATTTCTTCTTCTCCCATATAAACATATGTTTTTGCTGTTACTGATCCACCATTTGCAACAGTAATTACAGTTTCTGTTTCGTCTACATCTTCTGCAAGTGTTGTAATTTCTGAACCATCATAATCTTTTGTTGCTCTTGGCACAACCTTATAGGTGACATCTCTTTCATAAGAGGTCCCTCTAAGACCTCTCTGACCAGCAACGTAACCAACTTGAACCTTCTTAATGATATCATCAGTAACATCTGCTATAGGACCATATAAGTAAGTTTTAGCTACAAATCTAAAAGTATACACTAACGCCCTTCTTGTATCAAAGTTTCCTTCATAATCATCTTCCATAGAAACATTTTCCAATTGCACTGGAACATTCAATGTTTCTTTCAAATCACCAAGCATTTTAATTGGAAGAGTGTATGATGGTTGAAAATATGGTAAAATTTGTTCAGTTATTTGGAGCATGTCATCATTTAACTTTGTCATTATAGACAATTCAAAACCCATATTGTATGGAACTGGAAGATAAACTTTTTTAGCCTTTGTTCCATCAGTTTCAGTCTTAAAAAATGTTTGGGACTGTGATGCCTTTCTACTAGGATCATAAGACAAATCTGTAAACTCAAATGACATTCTTGGCAATGTCATTTGAACTGGTTTATTAAGATCAGCCTGCTGTTCCATTCTGGCAAGGAATTTTTGCGTAGGACCATAAGAAAGTGGCACTTTAATGATACTAAAAGTATCATTATCAGCATCTTTTTTATGAACTTCTATTCCATTAAAAAGGGAACCAAAGGCAATAATAACTGATCTGAATATTTCATTGTAGAAATGTTCAAACATTTTTTTATAATTTAACTATACTTCTATTTAACAGTTTTTAAACTAGGGCATTCCAAAAGGATTGCCCTTACTGAAATCTATGATATCATCTGCTCTAGTTTCAATATTATCATTATCTGCAAAAGGATCAACTTGATCATTTTTATCTTGTATTCTCATAGTATGTGATGCACCTGATTCTGAACCCACAATTGTTTCTCCTGGAGTAAATGATCCATCTACCAGTGAAACCTCAAGAGTATTATTTACAGAATCATATTTTTTTACTCTTGCAGTTGTTCCAGAACTTGAACCAGTTACAATTTCATTAAAAATAAATGATCCAGTACTTGTTGATATAGGAGATGATAATATAATGGTTGGAGTAAGAACATATTGAGAACCAGAATCAATAATATGAACTGTTGCAGTGCCTGCTATACTTACAGTAGAAATTCCAACAGCTGTTGCAACACCAACAACTTCATCAATATAGTTTTTGAAACTTGAATCATTTGAAATTGTAATTGTTGGGGGTGTCAAGTATCCACCTCCACCATTTATAATATTAATTGCTGTTACTACCCCACACCTATCAATACCAAATTCAAATACTGATGTTGCAATTCCTACGTTTGTAGATGTATTGTTTATAGTTAAACTTGATACTCCAACAGAATTAACAAATGAATCACCTACAATAAAATTATACAGACCACTATATCCAATACCAAGTCTAACTCTGTCACCAACTATAATTCCATTAGTATTAATTCCAGTAATTATAGTTGATCCTGCTCCCAATGTGCCAGTTGTAGAAATTGAATTGAATCTAATAGTTGCAATACCAGTTGCTGTAAACTGTGTTCCTATTCCAGATGGTCCAGATATTGAAACTGTAGGAGTTGAAATATATCCAAATCCACTGTTTCCAATTGAAAGTGATGTTACTGATCCACCAGCAGAAATTACTGCAGTTGCAGTTGCTACAACTGGAGATGGAGCACTAAAGGATATGGTTGGTCTTACAGTGTAACCAAAACCTATAGTTGCACCAGTTCCAACTGCCCACAAATTGGTTATAGAACTAAATCCTACAGCAGTAACAACTCCTGTAATTGGATTTATAGTTGCAATACCAACAGCAACTATTGAAGGAGTATTTGTGCCAGTTCCTACTCCTATTGTTACTGTAGGTGCTGTTGTATATGCTCTACCTGTTGTTGTAAATCCTAATGAACTAGGGTCAACAGATGATCCATCAAGACCACCTCCATTGTCTATGGTAGCAGCAGCAGATACAGATCCAGGTGAGGTTATAGTAACTGAAGGAGCTGATGTATAAAATCTACCCTCATCAGTAATGGTTAATGATAATACTGTGCCACCAGTATTATTATAATTATCTAAAGTAGCAGTGGCAATTGCATTATCTCCACTTCCTGTTGGTGTTGAAAATGTTACATCTGGTGCAGATTTATAGAACACACCACCTGTAGTTCCTCCAGGGAATAGGTAAGTAGCAATACCAACACTTATAGTTGTATTAATTACACTTGACCCTGCACCTGGATTTATTGGAACACCAATTGTAGCAGTTGCAGCAGCTCCTACATGAACAGGAGTGGAAATTCCAACAGTAGGTGGATTTATATATCCTGACCCAGGATTTGTTAAATCTAAAGTCTTTATTCCTCCAACCTTTTCAAGAATAATTGTTGCAGATGCTCCTACACCACCTCCACCAGTGAAAGTTACTATTGGAGTATCAACATAACCACAACCAGCATTTGTGAGTTTAACACCTACTACCTTTCCTGTTCCCTTTATACCATTACAACCAATATATCCATAATCCATTGAAGCAATTCCAACTGCATTCACTCCTCCTATAGGAGCAGCTGAAATAGCAACTATTGGTGCTGATGTATAACCATCACCCATATCTGTTATATCTACAGTTCTTACAGAACCTGAGCAAATTCCAGAAACAGATGCTGTTGCTGGTACTGCAACACCAATCAGAGTAAGTGTCTGAATGTAACCAATTTGTTCTATTTCATCATCAATAGTTTCTACACCAGTATCAAGAACTTCATCTTCATATCTGTAAAGTTGACATTTAAGAGTGTAGATATAATTTTTTTGTAATTGATAAAAAGGTTGTTCATGTTCAACATAGTTTATTTCAAATAATCTATCTCCAAGTGGAAAATAAATTAAATCACCTTCTTTTGGTCTAGTTGATAATTCAATATTTGGAATATTTTTTATAAGGGGTGTAATATAATTCTCGTATCTTTCTCTTGACACAATAAGTGTCATATCATCAGATTCTTGAATACCAAATTTTGATAATAAGGTTCCTTGACCACCATACCCTTCATAACTATCAAGATATGCTTCAATAGGATAGGCATTATCAAATTCAGATTGAATTACTTCCCTTATAACAGATGCTTTTTTTACATATCTTCTAGGGATATAATAAATTTCAATCCCATACATCTTCAACTGTTCGTTGACAAGACTTTGTATGAGACCCTGCTCTTGTTTTGAGTTGTTTAGAAAGAATGGATTGAGCATGAAATCATCCTATTAGATCAAAAGGTGGAACTTCGTAAGTACTCATCATTTGGGTTTTTATTTCATCCAATTCTCTTTGTCCATCATCAAATATTTGTCTTCCATTAAATTCAATACCACCAGGAAGTTTTACACCTGTAAATTTAATTAGGTTCTGTCCCCACTGTTTTTTAATTAATGCTGTAAGATATTTTTTAATAAATGGATCATTAAATACTCTTGAATAATCATTTGGGTCAAGTGCTCTATAACAATCCAAAATAATAAACTCTCCCTCTTTCAATTGGTCCCAATCAACATCAAGATACATTCTATCTTGTCTTATATTAAATCTAATTCTTTTATGTGTATTAAGAAGGAAATCCATAGTTTCCAAATAACTCATAGACATTGAATAAGATAGTAAATCCATACTCCCAAAATAGTTAATGTCATTCAAGAACATTTGGTACTTGAAACTAAACATATTACTACTACTTGCTACTTGAGCATCATCATATTTGAATATTTTTTCAATGCCTATAACTTGAGGAGGAACCTGTATATAATTACTGTTCTCATAAAATTTAAATGTTGTAGCATCTCCTCCAACAGTAGTTGCAACATCTGTATTTACTATTCCTTTTTCAGTGGTAGGACTTTTAGCACCTGGTGGCCTTGCTTTTCCTCTATCTACATCCTCTGCAGTTATTTGATATTTAAGAAATGCTTTTTCTACACCATCATAATGCCTTTCATTAAAATATTGAATAGCATCATCCATCAAATCTTGTATTTGTTCTTCTGCGACATTAATTTCAAGGACAGGAGCACCTAACTGTCTTAAGCAATAATCTATTAATTCTTGTCTTGAAGATGGTTGTGCCATTATACACTATATCCTTTCCTATATTTAGGAAATGGATAGACCTCCCTCCACCACTACATTTCCAGAAACCATTTTATACACAGTTGATGCTGAACTAACAACATTAATATCATAATAATATCTACCTGGTTTTAAATCTTTTGTAATAGTATCTGAAAGTGAAATATTGAACTCACCAGTAGAAGCACTAGTTATATTAGCAGAAATTGATTGAATTCCTCCAGTAGATGCTCCAATAGAAACACTTTTTTTCATCTTAGCGTGTAATGAATATCCAGATAAATTAAATGCAGATTTATTTTCTTGTTTTACTGCAAAAGTTGAAATAAAATCAGCACCCTCAAAAATGGTAAGGTTTACACCATATGCAGCATTTGAATCTGGATTGAAAGTAATTGTGTTGTTAGCCATTAACTATTGACCTTAACATTGATTTGATTTGATCTAGATCACTTTTTAAATCATCTACTTTTTCTTCAAGAGAATTAACTCTCTCCTTCTCAGAAGAGAGTCTTTTTCTATTTGTTATATAGGTTTCAAATTCATTTTTGTTAGTATTAACAATGGCACCAGTAGTTGAATCTCTAAAAAGACCATCCTGGTTTTCAACTGGTATCAAATTCATGCTAATGCAATTGCCCTAAGATTTCTAAATTGTGGGACAACTGTTTGATTAGTAGAAGTACCAATCATTTTCAATCTAAATGATCTGAATGGAGCAAGATTCTCCATTGTAAAGATATATTCTTTAAAATCATTTATTGCAGGTTCAGGGGTCAGATTGTCAGATTTAAACATCTTTTTATCTGCAGTTGCATCACTATTTGCAGGATTAATTACATTACCAAATGTATCAATATTTTGAAAACCAGGGAATGGTATGAAAATAGTTTCATTAGCATTAAGTTCTTGATTAAGAGCAAAGAACATTCTTAAATCACTTGTATTGGCAATATAACCATCAATGAATACCTTCAATGATGTTGCAGGATTTTCAAGTTCAACTAACTTACTAACGTAAATCATACTATTTGGATCATTAGGAATGCTACTTACTCTTGAATCAGTAGCAAAATTAACTATAGGACCATTTACTCTGTTAGAAACAAAGATAACTGAAGATTTATCTAAATCTACAAATGGAGATAATCTTTTATCATAAGATAACAAATCCATGTTCATTGTAAATGATTTTGATCCAGGAAGATTTGTCAAAAGATCGTTTTCATTTGTTTGAGATGCAACCATTCTTTGTGATTCAAAATAATTTTTCTTCATGAATGTTACATCTTGATAACCTTGATCAATAAATGAAGATTCTGTTCCAGAAACAGATGTTTCTGATATAGTTCTTACACTTCCATTGATTGAAGTTCCTTCTGGAACTGCTGAAGTTACACTAGGAACAATTACTGAGTAAGGAAGATTATAAGTTCCTTTAGACAAAGATCCACCACCAATACCAGAGGAAAGATAATTTGTTTTAGGAATAAATGTTCCACCAACTCCTGTTCTAATAGTACCATTTTTAGTCATGTCAATCTTAACATGATATTCATCAATACCAATAGAGTCAACAACTGTTGAATCATTCAAGTTGTGAATGGTGTTAATTCTTCTCAAAGAAACATTGTTAAATTCATATTTAAATACTAAATCATTTTGTGTGTGTCTTGATTGAACAGTTGATTCAAATGCTCTGCCAATACCAGTAAGAGTGCCAGAAACACCTGTACCAGATGTCACACCCTCATATTTAATAATTTCATTATTAATTTTAACGAATCCTGGATTTGTGTTTGAAACACCAACATTTTCAAATGTACCAAAGTTTGATGTATTAGCAATGGAAATTGATGCAGTAGAATCTTTACTATAATCAACAAGAAGTGCTGTTGGAGTAATACTTGATTCTACAGAATTAATTTTTACTCTGTTTATTTCAGAATACATTCCATGATTTCTTTGGAAGACCTTTAAGTGAAGACCATCTGAAAGAACATCAATTTCACTAGGAGTTACACTGCCACCAACGCCAGCATTAATACTGTCTCTATTTCCATTATTATTTGTATACACTAAGTAATTAGCCACATCAGTTGAAAAATCACCTTGAACATTTGAAAGAATTATTTCATTGAATACTGATACTATTCCAACTGATAGTTGCATATTTGCACCTAGTTGATCAACTCCAAATGTAAGTGGTTGCAGTACATCACCAACTTGATATCCTCTACCACCATTAAGAACAGTTGCAGCAATTGCTACTCCATTGTTAACAGTGATATTAGCAGTTGCATTTTGACCTGAACCAGTAAGAGAAGTAAGACCAATACCAGAAAATGTAAATTGACCAGATGATGGGGTGTAACCGCTTCCAACATTAGTTAAGATAAGATTACCAGTTCCAATTCCTGAAAATCTTTCTAATGTACCTGATGCATTTGTATTAATTTGAGTTACCTTATTGCCAACTGACAATGGGTAAGTTAAATCATTATCATTTACAGTTGTTCCAATACCAACTCCAACAGATCTTGATATTGCAGTGATTCCATCTCTTGAAATTGATTCAAGATCTGTTGGAAGTTCTGGATTATAGAATTGAACATTTCCACTTCCCACAAAGTCACATCTGTGTAATACAAACTTCAAATCTTCATATTGACTTGGTGTCCAAACATTTGAATTTTGTGATTTAAATAATGAACCAAGAATTGGTTGTGATGTAACTAAAACTTGACTAGATTCAGATGCTAATGTTGTTACATCAGCTTCACCCAATCTTGAAATCCAAACATTATAAGATGTAACACTTGAAAGAAGAATAAATGCGTATTCTGCTTTACCTTTTAAGTATACTGGAGATTCAAATGTAAATGTTGTAGATACAGACCCATCTTCAGAAATATTAACAAAATCTGGTGTTAATTCTACCTCAGAATATGCTAAAATTTTAGAATTAGGAGTACCTAAAGTAGTTTCTCTAATCTGACAAGTTACAGGATAGATATCATCTTTAGATTGGAAAAATACATCAATTTTATTTACAAATACACCAGTAGAATCATCAACAGCAAATGTCTGTGCTAATGGATCACCTTGTCTGGGTGGATCTGGATCACTTCTTCTTGGGGGATCTGGTGGTAGTGGAGGTGGTGGAGGTGGTCTAAGTGATACATTATTAACAATATCAAAATCTATTTGATTATCTAGTGTTCTGACGTCAGAATCCTCAATAGTTTCTACTCTTGCATTTCTAAGTGAGAGTGTAACCTCTTCAGTATTGTCAATATCACCTTGAGAATAGAAAATTTCTTGAGCAGCAGTTGTTGTGGAACCTTTTATGAGACTATTTAAAGAACTACTTGATAATCTGAATACATTTCTACCTGTAACAAATTCAGGTGTTGTGTCATCATTAGAAGATGGAACATTAAAACAACCAATTACAGTTCCAACATTATCAGTAATAATATTTACATCAGTAATTATAGCTTCAGCACCATTAGCACCTGTAAGTATCATTCCTGATCTTACAAAACCTGCAAATTGTGGAAATTCTTCAGACTGCAAACTAAATGTATCAACATTCAAAGTAGTTGAAGATTGACTATAACTTGATGCTACATTTACTCCTCTTTGATATGGATTGGCAGTATAAAAATCATTTGAATTATTATAAGGTCCATATTTGTGATTAGAAGATGCAACTCTAAAGGTAATTGTAGGAGAAGTATCACTAATTGGTCCTAAACTAGTTGATCTCATTCTACCAGTTACAGTTTCACCTACTTGAAAGGTTCCTGAAACCATACTAATTTCTAATAATTTTGGTGTAATAAAATTACTTATATCTACACTATCAAAGAAAGCAAAAACTGATGTAAATGGTTTTAATCTTCTACCAGTAAATTGAATATTTCTCTGCCTCATAAAGTGCAGAATATCTCTACTTACAATTCTATCTCCAAGTGATTCTGTGTTAATTACTTCAGTAACAGTTTGTTGAATTCCTGTTCTATTTTGAGAGAGGTTTATTGATCCATCAATAGTAGTTGATGTAACTGTACTATTATTAGCATCTTGCCCTTGAAGCAAATTATTAAATTCACCTCCATTTCTTCTTGAAGCAGCTGCAAATGTTTCAGTTTGCTGTCTTCCAGTAAGATCTAGATTTACACCAGTGGTTTCCCAAGAATTCCACATAGTTGGTGCTACACCAATTCTTAATCCATCTTCATTAGTAGTTACTTCTGATTGAATTGCATCAGAAACTGCTTGGAATGAACCTTCCATTGTAACATCTCTAGGTTCAGGTGCTTTTTGAGTTGAAACCCAAATATCAGCAGTTGGTTCTAAAGCAATACTACCATTATAATATGTTACAAGAAAAGGAGTTACATTTTCAATTCTTGTTGCATATGGTTGAGTAATAAATGTTTGGTCTGTATAATTAAGACTAATTACATTTCCAGTTCTTCTAATATTTTGACCAGAAACATCTGCAAATCTTGAATCAGCATTAGATGCTGTTACACCAGTAAGACCAGGAATAGTAGAATTACCAACTTGTAAATTTATTGCTGTTGAATAATGGGCAGGTCTTAAAACTTTTTTTACAGGATCAATACTATTTCTTATACCAATTGTTGTATCTTGTGGCAAAAATGACGAGAAGTTGTCAATAAAAATACCAGATTTAAATCTATTCAATCCATTAGCATCAGAAACAAATGAATTGAGAGTAGATTGTTCAAGTAAATTAAGTGATGTGTAATACTCAAGATTTTGTATTCTCTTTTCAAGTTTAGAGATATCACTCATTTGATATCTCTTATGATTTACAAACTTTGTTTTTGAATCTTTTATATTGAAAAGATATGGTGGATTGTATACATTTGCAATATTAAGTGCGCCAGGTAAAATATCTGGAAGTTCTGGTATCTCTGCAGGCGCGCCTAATTTTATCTCAATATTTGAATCTTCTTTTACAAAAATTCTATCTGCTCTACCAAGATAAATGTTATAATCTATGGTCATTGATTCATCAGATGCTAAAATATTTTTAGCACTGTGCTTTTCATTTAAAAAAGATCTGCCAGCAAATTCAAAAGGAGATGCTTTATCAATAGCAACAGTATATTCTGTAACTCTAGGTCTTACATCAATAATATCAGTATTTCTGATATTATTAATTTGAGAAATTTCATTACCATAATTGAAATTTACGTAAGAATTTGCTGTAGTAAGAATTCCTTCATCATTTGGATCATAATCTGCTGCAGTAAAGTAAATTAAAAGTTTTTTGTTGGATGGATCAAAATTCTGTCTTCTAACAATTCTTGCATAATCATAAATTTCCAATCTTTGTCCAGAATCTAAATTATATCTATCAGTAACAACTGGAGATCCAGAATTAATATCAGCAGCAGTTGCATTGACACCAGATTCATCAAAAATTAGAACTTCACCAGATTCAAAAGTATTATTGTTCTTATAGCAATAACCAATTGAAGATGTAGAATTTTGTTTTAGATAGATTGCTTTTGCACCACTTGTTTGCCCAACAAATGTTTCTCCTACAATCAAATCCAATGTTGAACCAGTGGGTCCAGTCATATTATTGGAAGTCAAAGAGGGGAGTTGGGGGTCATTGGTATCTAATGATTCATAAATTCCATGAATTTTAATTACATCTGGAACATTTAATGAAATTACATTATCTTGTACTCTAGTTCCAAAAGGATAATTTCCATATTCTAATCCATCATTTAAAGTGGTTCCTTCCTTTCCCACAGCATCTAATCCAGATGCTGGATTATTTGATTTACTAATTATAACACTTTGTGATGATTTTTTTAACTTTATCTTTGATGTTATTGATCTTTGATTTACAGTTCCAATTAGAACAGCATTTCCACTTCCAACCAGTCCTTTTATTGTTAAAGTTGTTTTTTGACCATTGAATGTAATCTTATCAGCAGTCAAAACTTGTGTTGTTCCATCAGCATTCTGAAGAGAATATCTCTCCTCATCAAATGATTGCCATGTTTGATTATTAGTGTCATCAACTGAAACAACTCCAGTTTCTCCATTAGCAATAGTAATTTCTTTTCTTACTCTGAGAAAAGCAGAGGATCTATCAAGATTAACAGATTGAACAAATTTCTTTGGAAGTACACTGAATAATGATCTTTCATTTACAGTTCCATTCGTTTGTTGGAATCTAGAAGTAAGAACTTCAAGTCCAGTTGCTGTAAATGTTGCTGATGGAAGAGCGCCATCAGCAACATTTGTTACAGTAGTTACTCCAGTAACAGTAAAATTAGTAGATCCAACAGAACTAACTCTTGCTATAGAAGGAACAATTAAATTTGGTCTTTGGAAGGATATCAAATTTCCAGTTGTTACTACTCCAACAAATGTATTACCTGCCATTGATGGGCTGGTAACAGTTGAAATACCAGTGCTAGAATCTATTGCTGTTAAAGTTGCTTGTTGAAATGATAATGATGATGATTGGATTAAATCAGCACTAAAAGTTGCCCCAGATCCAACTTGTGCATGAACTGATTTTACATCAGAAATAGAATTATTATTTACATTTGTAATAAATCTAGCATTATCAATTATTCCATCAAATTTAATCCTTTCACCAAGTACAAATTCACCTTTTGTATTGTATATTGTAACAGCTGTTCCTACAGCAGAATATCTTAAGAACCCACTTGCTCCACTATTTTCTCCTTCAATGTGAGTTGGTACTGAGAGAGAAGTATCTACGTTAACAGTAAGATCTGTATTAACTTCTAGGTCAAAAAGTGATAAATCCCAAACATTTGTTTTAGGTGCAGCAGAATCATAAGCACCAGATTCAAGAGCAAAATCATATATTCTTGCTTGACCTATTTCTTTACCAGCAGCAATTGTTGCAGCAGTTCCCACTCTTTGATTTCTTAGAGAAATGGTATTTGTAGTATTAAATCCAATTGGAGCACTTCCAAATACATTATTAACTTCAAATGTTGGTACAAAATTAAAATTTATACCTTGATTTATAATGTTTTTTGTTGTTCTAGGTTTAACAACATCAACTAATTTTGTAGAAAGAAGATCTACCATATAACCTCTCACATATGCTTTTCCAGGAGAGACTTGATAAATCATCAAATTTTCATTTGGGTTATTTCCAGATTGTGTTGCCTGATTTGATTTATAAACTCCTCTATTTCCTTCTAAATTATTAAGACTTTCTTTTATCTTGGTTGTAAATTCTTTTATATAATAATGACCAGACTCTTCAAAGGTCCTTTGTGCCATTTCAGCACCAATAGTTGAATATTGTGTTGAAGAAGTGTTATTAGATGTTAAAAATCCATTATTTGTTTCAGCAATTTGAATAAATCCCTGAGTGTCATAATCATCAGACGATTTTTTAACTAAAGTCGCAGTAATTTTTAATCTATCTGCACCTGGTGCTGTATAATTATTAAATCCACTTGCATTATCATATAGTTGGGGATCATCATCTGCATTAATAGATTCTTCATTGATTTGGAAACCAATTCTGTAACTTGAATTTGTAGAATATTGATCAAGAATTAAAATTTGATTTGATACTGTTACAAAATTTCCACGAAGATAGTATATTCCTGTGCTTAAAGTAAATGCCGTACCAGTTTGTGCTGCTTCATTGGTTATTGTATTGGCAAAACCTTCATTTGCTGCAATAAATGTTGTAGAAAATGTAATTGCTTTATCTACAGTTAATACTTCATCATCAAAAAATTCTTTTCTTGATGTTCCATCAGAACTTGAATTTTCATAATTTACATAAAGTGTATATGTTCCTCTGTCAGACTGAGCATTAGTTATAGTGGTAACTACTTTTGCAGTAACTCCAGATGTTCTTCCAGTTATTCTCTTTCCAACTAATTGGTCAAGATATAATGATACAGGAATGCCTAAGAATTCAGATTGAATCTGAATACAAGAAAAATTAGCATCATAAAAAGTATTTCCAGGTATTACAACAGAACCTTCCTGAAAAAGGTTATCTGCCATACTTTCAATCTGTCCTTGCAGGATTGATTGAAGAGTGTTTAATTCCCTTGCCTGAATAGGATATGCAGGTTTGAAAAGTACTTTGTTGTAATTGTTTGTTGCATCAAAATCGTCAAAATAGGGAGCAACGTTGAGATTAGTTTCCTGTGGCATAATTCTTTAGAATTGCAAAATGATTTTGACGTCTTCTTTTTGTGATGATGACCTTGTTATAGAAGGTCTATTATCAACATAGATAATGTTGCCTGAATATTGTTTTGATTCAGGTTGTGCAACACCTAGAACAAATTCTTGTCCAAGATTGTATGTCCTATTATTTATTATGGTAGTTATACCTGAAAATGATGTTCCTATCTGTAAAGTAGCAGATCCTCCTAAAATATCAACATTACCATCAAATGCTTTAGCATTACCATCAAATTTTAAGCACTCAAATCCATATTTAGGAGATGAATTTACTGTTCCATCACTATTAAATCCAACATTTGTTCTATCTTGCCAATATTTTAGAACACCTGTGGTTTGATCATATGAAACTACTCTTCCAACTGCTGTTGATCCAACACCAACTTTCTGTGTAATTTCTGTATCTGCTGTAAAAGTTGCAGAACTATAACCAATTCCAGTCAATTTTAATGCATAAGTAGCAGATGCTTTATCTGATGTGAGTAAACTAGATGATCCATACTGTTGTGGATTTTCAACTAGTCCAACTCTTGCAAATTCATTTCCAGTTATAAAATCTGGATTTTCAGTGTCATTTTCAAATCTTGAATAAGTAAGAACATTAAATGCTCCTAATTCACTGTAGATATCAAAACCATAACCATTGCTAGGTGGTATAATAACATCAAAAACTGGTGCAGTTGATCCTGTTGGAATTCCACCTTCAACATAATCAACTGTTCCATAAGTATAGTTTGAACCACCATTTGTGATTGAAATAGATTCAATCTTTGAATCAGCATTAACTACTATGGTTGCTTTTGCTCCCCTTCCATCACCTTTGATAGGCACATTGGTGTAAGTATTAGCATTTCCTAAACCAGCACCTCTATTTCTAATAGTACAGATTTTAAGTTGACCACTAGAGGAAGCATTTTGCTTCATTACACTAGTATCATTTGTATTTCCCCAATCATTAGGTACAGGAATATAATTTGTAGAATCAAATTTTATTGCATCACTTGGTTTTATAGTATAAAGATATTTCCAAACATATCCATCGCCACTTGAACCTGCTGCTCTAGGTTCTAAATCAGTGAATAATGGTTCATCAAGTGAGGGACTTCCTTTAAAATCATTCTCAGGTAATGCATTATTATTAAGACAACTATACACTCTGAAGTCACTATTAATTACATAATAATTTGCTGAATATATATTGAATGATCCAGATGGTTGTGAAGGATTTGACCTAGTAATATCATTCCTCCACATATCATATAAATTACCAGATCTCCAAGTGTTCTTTTTAACAACCTGTGTTACATCTGTTGAAGATATTTTCTTCAACGCAATCATAGTATCATAATAATCATTTGACTCATCTAAACTATCTTTTGGGGAAGGTGGATCATTATTCCAGGTTGAAAGATAGTCAGTCGGATTAGGAAGTCCAATAAATGTATAATATGAATTTGTACTTGTCTGAACACCAGATACAAAATTCTTGGCATTTAATATACGAAGTTGATCAGTTATAATCGCAGCCATTTTACTAGGACTTTTTTCTTATTTATAGTGGTTAGGAATAGTTTTTAAATTTTAATGGGATTGTTCTTTGAACAAGACCAGAAGAAGAGATGCCAGTAACACCATTCTCTCCAAAAAATTCAAAACTAATAGGATTGACTCTTTCACTAAACTCAATTTTACCCCAACTATAGTTACCTAAGAAATAACCACTAGTATGGGCAATACCAGAACCATAATTATCAACATTGCATGTAATTCTTACAACTGATGTTGAATAACCAACAAATTCCACAACTGTTGTAATTCCTGATACAACTTCATAAACACAATCAAGTGCTGTAGTTGCTACACCAACATTTGAAGCAAATGTTCCACCAATTGATATAAAAGTATCTTTAATTACAATATGATCACCTGTGCTTATTCCTGAAATTGTAATTCCAGTTCCAACAAGGGAATTATTTCTCATATATGAATCAACAGGAATAAAAGTATCAAAGAATAATTGTTTCTGTAAACCAACATTGGTGCTTCCTAGACCAACTATTATTCCATAGTCACCAGAATAATTTATAATAGAAAGTTTTTCCCTAGAAATTTTTGGAGGTTGAATAATTACAAGTGGAGGTGTATCATAACCTGTTCCAACTCCAGTGATAGAAATTCCAGTCACAATACCACTAGTAACAGTTGCAATACCTGTTGCTTGTGATGTAGTTATTCCACCTGGTGCAGCAATTGTTACAGTAGGTGTGAAATCATATCCAGATCCTCCAGATGTGATATTAATTGATGTAATTGTACCAGATGTTGAAACAACTGCAGTTCCTGTTGCTGATGATGTTGGATTTTGTGATGTTAAAGTAACATTGTTCTGGAAATCTCTCAAAGTAGACTCATTATTTGCATTAAACAATGGTCTTATGTTATCAACATATGTAATCGTTGTGCTTATACTGACTGCTTTAGTGAGGAAAGATGCAGGGTAAATGTTTGGTTCATATTTTTCTCTGTCTTTTCCAATAAATTGACCATTTATAACCTTATCAATCTTTTGTCTACACCATGTAACTGGTCTAGAAACTGTCTGATCAATTGAAATGCCAGGACCAGGATATTGATTAGTTTTTACACTATCAAGTGTAGTAATTCCAGTGACAACTCTAATATCTTCGTCAAGAGTAATAGGTTGTCCCAATTCTACATTATGATTGATATCAAGTGTGTCACCTGGTTTTACAGTTTTAAGAACTTCAGTAAATTGAACATCAATATCACCTGCACCTTTATAGAAAAGAACTCTTGATGTGTCTCCTTTTGGAACTCCAGAAGCTGGACCTTTAGGTGCTTCATTAAATATAACTTGACTTCCTCCCTCAAAAGAATATGATAATCCAGGGACCTGAAGTATATCATTAACAAAAATTAGTAAAGTTTGATCTACTTGAATATTTGATTCAGGTGATGATTTGATAGAAATTGGATTTCCTCCTGATGTAAGAGAAAATACTCTTGTAAAACCATCAAACTGGTCATCAAACCTATCAAGAATTTGGAATTCACCAACACTATATCCATTAAATTGATCATCATAAGTTTCCTCAATAGATATTTTAAATTCACTAAATGATAGAGAAGAATCTGTAGGAATTCCTGTTGGTCCTCCAGCAGGAATTGTAAGAATTTCATTATTGCCATATCCATATCCAAGATGTTTAATTTCAAAATCAATAATACTTGATCCTTGTCCAACTTTTATATCAATTGTGGCACTTCTTCCTGATCCAACTGCTGATGTAGAGGAATATTCAAGAGGAATGTTTGTGTAACTCAATGGTTCATCTATGATTACAACTGGAGCGTTTGTATTAGTAAATCCAATTCCAGGATTTGTGATATTAATGCTTGTTACGTGTCCATCAGTCACAAGTGCTGTTCCAATATTTGTCAATACAGGAACTACACCAAAATAAGTTTGAACACCCACATTGTATACTGTACCTAATCCAGTTCTATAACCAGAACCACTATTTCCAATAGAGACAGATGACACTGTTCCAAGACCAGATATAATTGCTGTTCCACCTGCAGCAACTAATGGTTGATAACCAAAACCTTCTTGAGAACCCACAGAAACAATAAGACCTCCAATAGGAATGTTTGCTCTATTAATATCATCACCTAATGGAGTACCAATACCCAAGAATCTAATTGATGTAACACCAACCTCTTCAAAGTTTTGATATTCTCCAACTTCATTTGGAAGAATTCCTTGAGTTGATTGAAAAATGTTGTTAATTAATACTACAGTTGAAGAGGTAATACCAATTACATCTTGTCCATTTGATTTGTATGTAAACTCGCTCTTTATTCCAACAAATTCATTAGACATATCATCAAATACATGATTTTTGTGATAAATTTCATTTGTTGTATTTTGCGCACCTCTTTTTAAGAATGCTCTTCCACTAAAAGTAGAATTTGTTGCTATTCCAGACCAATCTCTTTCATCAGGTGGATTAGTAGTAGTACCTAATGGTATGTTTCCATAAGGAGCTGATGTAAAATTGAGTATATTATCATTAATAGTAAAATTACCAGTAAACTTAGTTATAGTTGCTCCTATTCCATGAGGTGCAACATTTGAACCAAGAATTGGTCTCCTAACAGTTACTGTTAGTCCAGAACCAACTACACTAGTTACTAACATATATTCATCATCAATTTTAATCACATCATTTGCTCGTACTGTAGATAGTCCACTTGTTAAAAATGTTGTGTCAAATATAATGTTATTAGAAAGAGTTGCTCCAATACCTGTTATAGAAAGAGGTGCTTGAATCATATTATCAACACTAATCAAAACCTTACTATCTTGCTTTGTTGTGGTTACAAAATGAGAATTACCAACTCCTACAGTAGTAATACCAATCAATGTTGGATTTATTTTCAATGCATCTGAAGCACTTGTTGTAAATCCAATTTTTGCATTATCAATTTTTACAACAAATAGATTTTCAGGTAAAATAGAGGTAGATCCTACACTCCCTCCAAAATCTGTTAAGGCAATATTAATTTTTTGACTTGTTCCAGTTGTACTATATTTTACTGCCTCACCAGAATTAAAGAAATGATTTGGGATTGAAATATGATTTGTAGATGTGTTAACACCTACAGTAGAACTCCCATCAAATAATCTTGAGAATATATTATCACCGTTATGTGTTAAATTAAATTTTGTATTAATAGAACTTTTTGTACCAAAATAATTACCAGTTTGAGTCTTGAACTCACCATCATCAAAAGGTACTGAGGAAATTAAATTGAGTGGATCAATTTCTCTAGCATCAACTTTAAAGGATTTTACTTCAACAGCAATTCCAGAATTTGGTGTGTAAACAACCTGCACTGTATTTCCAGTTGTATTAACACCAATAGTTCCTAATCCAGAATGAGTTTGGATATTTGCCCATTCAACATAGTGTTGGGTTGGTATTGTTTTTGAATTAAGAACATTAAATTCAAAAAATTCATGTTGATTATTTGCAGTATCTTCAACTGTTATAATTTGATATGATGCACTGTATGGATCATCGTAAGAACTTAAAACATGAGCAGTAGGAGATCCAGAAGAAGGTATTGAAGTATATGCTGAACCTATTTGGGCACTGTTCATTGTAACAACACCAGTGGTAGTATTTCCTCTTGCAAATGAAACTACTTGACTATATGAAGTAGAGGCAACACTTGTGGTTGGATGAAATTCAACAATTAAATTGACACCTGAAATTCTAGCGCCATAAGTTCCAATACCACTAAACAATGGAGACGATGTTTCATCCAAGTTACCATATTCAAGCATTGTGACATCTGTTCCGTCATGCAGAATGTTCAATTCTGCTGCATGATGACTATCTCCTTCTGCTATTAAATTAAGAACTTTTAATGATCTATATGAAGTTCCAACAGATACAATAGTTGTTGTGGTGGCAGCTGGGATATTTACTTCCTGACTATTATAATCAATTACATTACCAAATGATGTAGATGCTACCCCAGCATCTCCAGGATTAAAATTAAAAGAGAAAGAAGAGACATCATAATTATTAAATTGAAATTTAACAGGATACCATCTAAAATTCCAACCTTCTTGCCCAGTGCCTCCACCAACACTAGCATCCATGTATCCCAAATATGGAAATGTATTTAAAGTTCCATAAGATTGCATGTATATAAAATCATCATCTTGAATTACTGTAGAAATTTGGAATTGTCTTTCATCAGTAAATTGTGTATCTTTAATATAATGTAATGTTTTATTAAATTTAGTTTTTACATCAAACTCAGAGACTCTAGCATACTGCTCACTTCTTTCATTACTATTGAATTCATTACTTACATCATCAACAGATAATACTCTATTGCCAATTGATTGGAAATAATCAGATAGTATAACATTGTCAAATAATATATTATTAGATACTAGATTTCCATTTACATAATTAATATCTTCTTTAACTGAATCAAAATCATAAACACAATTTAAATCACCTTCTCCTACAATATCAACAAGAAAACTTACTTCAGAATCTTTACTATTTACTACAAGATTTGTGTCATTAGATTGACTTAAAACTTGAAGATCTGAGTATTTTTTAAATCCTGCAGTATGATTTAGTGAACCAACAGTATTATCCCATGTTTTGAAAGGAATTTCAGATTTTAATGAATATGAGAATCTTTGATAATATTCATTGTTTGGAATTCTTTGTAGAGTGTCATTAAGGAATCCAGTATTCCTACTCCAACTATAGTTAATAGTTGTTCCAGCACCTGTATTAATTTCAGCTTCAAAATTTAAATTTTTAGTTACAATGCCTCTTGTTTGAGAAGATGATCCTACAACTAAAGTTCCTATTGGAAGTTCATATTGAGTTTTTATTTTTAAAATATCAGTGTTTTCATCATAAAAATCAACAACACCATTATATTCACCCCAAGTAACATTTTCATCTGTCAAATAATTGTTTTTTTGTAAAATTATATTAAAAATTGGAAGGAATGACTCAGGAACTACAGAAGATCCATTCAGTGAAACTACGTTTCCAGGAAATTCACCATCATCTAATTTATCTACAAGGGAATACTCAACATAAGCACCAAAACCACCAAGAGCAGTGTTGACACCTACAACTTCAAATAAAGAATCTTCATATTGATTAGAATTATACCCTAAACCAGTTGTATTAATACCAATACTAATACCTTCAACAATAATTTTTTCACCAATTTTAAATGGATAATCAGAATTATTACTAAATTGATTAGATAAATTAAGTCTTATTAAATTATTAGTGTTGGTAACAGATAAAATTGTAAACCCATTAGAATTATTTGTTGCAATAATTCTAGGAGTAATGTTAAAAATTCCTCTCGTATTGCTTACAATATTAACTTGAGTATCATTTAGTTTGTAATTTAAAACTGCATCTTTAACTAATTCATTTGTAAGACCATCTCTTACTTTTAAATTTGGTGGAACTAAGTAATTTTTTCCTGCTGATGAAATACCTATTGTATTAAATGATGAAAGTGGGTTAATCTCAACAATCTCTGGTAGATTTGCTGTTAATTTTAAGGTCTTATCAGTAGGATAATTCCATCCAATATTTCTTGAAGAAAATTCAGTCTTTAAAATTTTACCAATGTTTTTAGATTCACCATAAACAATTGCTCCAGTACCAATACTAGTTTTTATAGAAGATATTCCTGGTATTGATTTATATCCATATCCATTATCAACTACATCAATTTTTGAGATAGCACCATAAACTTTTAAAGAACTTGTAGTATAATTTGGATTTGCTGTATTAATTGTTCCACCATAAGATACTCTTTCTGGAAGTGTATCTAATTCGTATTCAAAACTAGTTGTACCAATACCAGAAACTATTTGAGGTCCATCATAAGGAGAAGAACTTGCAGAAATAGTATTAAATGATTTTACATCTTGATCAATAATTCTTTTTTTCTCATCAGAAATAAACAATTCATTGTCAAGAATAAAATTATAATATAGAGTATTTGGTAGTGATTCTGACATTTTTAATGTCAAAGATCCATCAGTGCCAACAATACCATTTCGTTGTACTTCAAAATCAGATTCATTACCTGTAGCAAGGAATTGTTGTACATAGTCAGGATCTTTGTAAAGTTCTAATCTAAATGCAGAATATTTAACTGAATTAGAAATAAAAGACAAAGATATATCAGATAAATCAAACCTCAATGTTAAATTTTTAAAACCTTCAATAAAAGGATTTATTCTTGCAAGAGAACCTGATCCAGTAGAACTTAAATTTATAAAATTTGGACTAACAAGTTCAAGTTCAAATTTATTTTCAACAAATTTTACTGATGTAGAAGTATCAGCATAAACATAATACATTGATTGATTTTTTAATCCACTTACAGGTGAAGATGATGTGTAAATAATTTTATCACCTGTTTTAAATGAATTGGTGCTTACTCCAATATTATTTTTAGTAACATTTACATCAGATGCTGTAAATGTATATGGATTAAAGACTATTCTTCTATTGTGATCATTATACTTAACAACTATTGTTTCAATGTTTTGTGGATTAAGTGAAAAATTAATAAAGTCATTAACAAATAAACCATGTGTTGATGCAGTAGATACAACAACTTTATTTCTTTCTGCTCTTCCTGTAACAACATTGTCAAAATTTGTTTTTAGACTATGATAATTTCCTGTTCCAATACCAGTAAAATAAATTAATTCAGTATCAGTTCCAACTCCAACATATGATCCTGTTGTACCTAATCCCACTTTATTTGTTGAAAGTCCAATAAAGTTAGGACCAATTGGAGCAACAAAAAGAGTAGAGATTCCAGAGAGAACTGCAGTTGCAATTCCAGATTTTCCATTCCAATAATATATTGGTGATCCATCACCAAAATTGTAACTTACCTTATCATTAATTTTAAATATATGATTAGGAGTATAAATCTGTTTCTCTAAAACAAAGACAGACGTAATTCCAATTCCAGGATTTGTTATGGAAAGTGTTTTACCTGCTCCTATGGTTGTAAGACTTCCAACACCAACTCTTTCACTTGGATCAAAATAATATTCTGTGTTAAGAACTGAAATAATTGATGACTTGATTGCTCCAACATTAACTGTGAACAATTTGGGATCTTGGAACAGTCTTGTTAAACCTGTATGAGCAGACCCTACAGTGCCTTCCTGTGCTCTTAAAACCCTTACTCTACCATTGAGAGGGTCTGGTGCTAATACCTTCACCTTCTCACTACCAATACCAATAATATCATTTGGTCTCATGAATGGAAACTGGAAAGCACCTCCAATTTCAAAGAAAGTTGTCATTCCAGTGACAGAAACATCACCAACACTATTAAGCAATATATAAGATCCTGTATTAATACCAATTTTATAAGAACCCTCAAAACCCTTATAGAAATTTGATAAACCAAAAATATTAATTTTATTGCCATCTACCAATCCATGAGGAGTAGTGGTAAAACCTACAAATTTGTTAGATGACCCAACATTTGTAAATTCTATATTATCAAAAGTAGTAGAGGAAGCATCAACAAAAACTACTTTCTTACCTTCAATACTACTAACATTACCTCTTGCTATTCTTCCATTGTTTTGCTTATTGAATAAAACTTTATCATTATTTCTATAATTAGAACCACCAGTAATAATACCAATACTTTCTACCTTACCTGTTGATGCAGAAGTAATATCAATTACTTGTTCTTTAATATTATTAGAATTGAAAATATAATCATAATTAACACCAGTAAAATTGTTAATATTGTTTGGTGTAGTGATTCTTTTCCAATTTTGAGATTCAATATCATAATCTACATGATTTGATGTATTTTTAAAATTAAAATCATTTTCTTTATTGTGATAAGTATTTCCAATTAAATATGGAAATTGTGGTCTTCTAAAATATTTAAATGGACCTGAACTATCAGTAAGATCTTTTACAGTAGTAAAATACGCAAATGTTCCTGCAGGAAAATCTGGTGTAATACAAAATCTTCCATTTGACTCATCAAGATCACCAATTGCATCATAAGAATAATCTTCTACAAAAAATCCAAGAGGGAAAATAGAAACTGGAGGTCTATTAATTATATTCTGATTAAATTGATATCCAGATAACATTCTCCTAACTGGTCCACCAGAAGGTTTATCATATCCAAAAGGACCATAAATTGGATTTCCGTCATAAGCAAAACCAATTATTGGAGAATGATATTTTGAATCTACCTCAAGATTTTGATTTTTTGTTAAATCAGTATTTGAATATTGAATTTCTTGGTTTGACTTTTTACCAAACACAACTGATCTCAAATTTCTTGGCGCATATAAATGAGAATACTCTAAAGTATCAAGAATACTTCCTTCACTTAAAAATCCATCATCATCAGATATATTTTGAAAATCTTTTTCAAAATTATTAATAGTCCAATTTTTTATTCTGGCTTCAACTGATCCACTATTTCCTGATGGAATAATGGTAATTAAAGAATCTGATTTATAATTTTTTCCGCCGTCAAGAACTTTAACTTCAGTAATTACACCATTTACAGTAATAGGTGTAATCTTACAATATTGTCCTTTTGATACTGTCAAATGTGGTGGACTATTGTATCCACTTCCTCCATCATTAACAACAATTTCAGTTATAGTTCCATTATCCACAATTGGTGTTAATTGAGCACTTGAACCAGTTTCAAGTGTAACAATTGGTTTTCTGTTAAAATTAATTATTTCAGGAGATCCATATTCAATACCTCCAGATACTACACCCGCATCAATAATAGATCCTCTGAATATAGGTTGAACATCACATTCAACAAAAGTTTTAAATGAACCATTGGTTCCAATAGTGCTTACTCCACTTGTTCCTTGAACTGAAACACTAATTGGTTTGTAATTTAATGATCCATTTCCAATTGATTGCAAATCTGTGATAATATTATTATCAATATAATATCTTTTATTTGTAGATCCAACACCAACTTCATAAAGAACAAATGAATCTGCATCATTCTTTTTCACAAAGTAGTCAGTTGTTGAAGAAAGACCACTGATATCTGAAGTGCCTGGTGTGTAATTTACAACTTCATCATTTGCAAACCTGTTATCTTTAATTGTTATTAAATTCAGTGAGGTATTGATTCCAGAAGTAGGAATGTTATACTCAAAATTTTTATATCCACTTCCTGATTTAGATACAACAATACTTGAAATAATAGATTTATCTTTTACTGTTTTAAAGAACTGCTTACCAGATCCAACTTTTGTAAGTTGTACTGTATTAATCCCAGTATTTGAGTCATTAAAACTATTATGTAATGTAATTGTAGATGCGTCTACAATTCTAGCAAAATAAGTTGAGTTAGTGCTTATACCTGTGACAACAGTAGCAGTTCCAGATTCATATTGAATTTCTTCATTTGCTCTGAAATTATGTGATGTTGTAAATCCAATTTTATCATTGTTTATATCAACGCCCCCTGTCCCATTAGTTAATGCAATTCCAGCAAGAAAAGAAACATTATGTTGAATCAATTTTAGATTAACTTCTGCTTCAGCACCCTCACCACTTCCACCACTGATTGTGACTATTGGTTGATTGGTGTAATCAAACCCTGGACTTATTACTCTAATTTCTGATAGAGATCCGTCAATATGAGTTTTACCTTCAGCACCACTACCAAAACTATCAGAAATTTTTAAAACAGGTGGATTTATAACATCATAATCATTACCAGAACTAGTTAAATCAAATGCTATAATGTCTCCATTATATACAATATCATTTGATTTATAATTTAAAATTTCAACACCATTAATAAGAATTCCCGTCTTTCCTGGTTTTGTTTTAAAAATTCCTGAATTTGTAGATGGTTCACGTATCTCTCTAAAGATTTTTTGCCCATCAATTTGTTTTTTATAAAATTTAAAGTAAGTAAATGTATTGTCAACAACATTTCCATTTGGAAAAATAAATTTACCGCTAAAAAGATCAGATTTGCTTTTTGCTAATTTTATATTGAATGAATCAACTCTTAATACAAAATAAACTAATTCATCAACATTACTAAATCCATTAACTGTTGTATCTTCAAAAGAGTTACCATCTTCATTGTTAGTAATAGTTACAATTGTGTTTTTATTATAAAAAACTGCATCACCACTGTAGAGACCATGATCATTAGTTTTTGAAATTGTTAAAGTATCTCCATTTGCAGATCCACTAAATTTGTATATTTTTTTAAATGGATTTAAATTATCTTCATAATTTGGAATACTATTAGATGCAACAAGATATTTTTTATTGTTTTTATAAACATTTAATATATTGGAATTTATATTATTAATATTTGGATACTCAATAGAATTTCCTTTGAGTATTTGATTTTCAATATTAAAATTATTAGATAAATTTTGTGTCTGTATAGGTTTGGATAATCTTACATTCAATATTTTATCACTCTCAATTGATGTTACCTCCCCAACATTTTCATCATTAATGTTTTTATCAGTTATAACTAAATTATAACCAATTTGTAATAAGTTTTTATTCTTAGTAATAAATTTGTAAAGATTATTATTTGCGTCTATTTCAGATACTGACTCAACATCATAATTATTTTTATTATTGTAAAACCAATTGTTAGAATAAAGACTATCATCAGATAAACCAATAGATTTAATACTTATTCTATCTCCTTTTGTATAATTACAAGGTTGGTCAATAAAGTTTATATTTTTAAGTGTAGATGTAATTCTTATTCTTATCTCAGTTCCAGTTCCAACACCAACATTTGTATAACTATAATCATTAGATCTTACATCAATCTTTTTATTAAAATTACCTGTAGTTGTAGTAACCCCCAAAAATTGAGTAAGATTTTTATCACTATATGAAAGTATATGTTCATCATTTAAATTATCAAAAAGAGATAGTTCGCCAGATGATGGAAAACTAATTGTTGAGTCTACATTTAGAATAGTGGATCCAATTGAAACATTATCAAGTAATTTTGTTTTTGAGTTAGGTTCAAATTTACCAAAAGTAGTTCCACTTACATCAATATCTCTATTATATCCAGAGTCTATAGAAACTTGATAAAAGTTTCCATCCTCAAAAATTTTCTCAACTTTAGTTACAGTTCCTCTTGCTTTAGTTGAGAATTGATAAATTGTACGATTTTTTAAATCTAATGGATCTCCAATATACTGTTCAACAACATAATCTTGAGATACAACATAATCAGCATCTGATGGTCTTATTAAAAAGTTATTTGGTTTAATAACTTCTACATCTGATCCATAAATTGATTTAAATAAAATTTTAAATGCTTGATCTGTGCCCTTTGATTTGTAAAAACTATTAGAGTTTTTAATAAAGTTCTTTTGATTTAATTGTGGTGATAAAGTTCTATCTTCAAATCCAGGAGTAATTTGTGCTTTTACTTTTTTAAAAAATTCTTGTAAAAATAAGATTGATAAATTTTCAATTTTAGCATTAGCAGCATGTGAAGATGCTATTGTTTTTTCAAACTTTTGCTTATCTGGCAATGACGTATCAATATATTCAGTAACACCACTAAATCCTCTAACACAATCTTCAAAACTATTACTAGTAGTAAATCCATATTTAATTATTTCATTATCAATACGAATTAGTCCGTTCTTTTCTGGAAATCCATTTGTAAAATTAGTCTGATCACTTGTAAAAATAGATGAAGTTGATCTATTAATATTATTAAGCAGAGTAGTGCTAGTCTTTAAATTAGATAGTTCATCTACTTTTACATATTGATCTAAGTTTTGAATTAAATCAAATGTTGCGCCCTTTACTTCTTGTGAAGAATAATATTCTGTAAGAAATTCTACAAGCAGCGGAAAATCATCCCTAACGTAACTAGGGAGTTGGGAGGATAAAATATCCTTGAACTTAATTCTATCTACCGCCATTTCTTATTAGTAGGAATTTGTATTAGAAGAAGTGGAACCATTCATACCAGTTGTAACTGTATATGTTGTAATATTTGTACCTGCTGCTACTTCAGTAGTAGCATTGTCAGCACCAGTGATTAAACCAGTAAGAGATACATTATCTGATTGTTCTGTAGTAAGAACTGGTGTGCCTCTTACAAGAGTGCCATATCCATAAGATGATGTTACAACATAATTACTACCAGAAATATCATCACCAGATTCAATTTCATCAGTAACAGTACTAAGTGTCACATTGTTTGTATCAAGTTGAAGATAAAGATCTTGCTTACCAATTACATCATTAGAGAAGGGATTTGCAGATATTTCAATGAGTGGTTCACCTCTATTTACCTCAGTAGAAATTATCTTTATTGGGGAAAGCATTATCTCTCCTTTAATGTAATCAATAGTTCCAATATTTTGTTTTACAATAACAGGATTTGTTGGTGAATTTAATTTAAACATAAAGATAGTTCCTGTCTTCAGTCCAGTATTTGGTTTGTCTCCAAGGTATAAAGTATTGGTAATTCCAGATACTTTAAAACCAGATGATTTTATATTGTATCCAATTACAGTTCCGTTTGATACAGGACTATGACCATGATTTTTTACATGAAATCTATTACCAAAACAAATTTCATATTCAGCAAATGTATTCAACAGTGGTTCAAGATCTCTACGCATCTGAACAGTTGTTATGTTAGATGTAATAGCAATATGTGTATTATCAATTATTTTTTGATATTTACTGTATTTAAATCTGGCACCAAACTTATTAAGTTCAGTTGAATCAGAATATCTAACAATATTATTTCTTGTTAGACCCAATATTACTTCTGAATTAGGAGCTTTATTTTCATTATAGTAAACATATGAATCAGTTTCAACAAACAAATATTTTAAATCAACAATTTCTGGTATGATTCCTGCAACAGAGTATTTTTTTAATTCTCTTGCAATGTCAGTTTTTATTGCAGTTGAAAGGAACACACCATTGATTGGTTTAACACTTATGAAAACTTTACCAAATTGAGGTGGTGTAAGATCTTCTCCACCAAATGCAGAAACTGATTCTGTTTCATGATAAATTTTAGGAATCATTGCTTCATAATCAACTGCAGTTACTGCACGATTTTGTGATGCATAAATTTGAGTTCCATATTTTTTAATTGATTCCACACTTTCAATTTCAGAACCACCATAAGATGATTGATCTACAGTCAATGATGTTATATTTGCTGTGATTGCAGCATTATTATTGCTTACTAATTGACCAGCAAAATTCATCTGAGAAATATTATTAGCATCACTTCCGTTTGAAACAATATAACTTGCTTCTATCACATTTGGTTCAGATACTGGTAATCCAAATATACCATCGCCAAATAATAATTCATATCTTTCATTATCTACTTCCTGTATAAAGTAAACTGGTGATGATCCATCTAAGTCAAATAAACTATCTGACTGCGTAAAGTTTCTTGAAATATTTGATTGTGATGAATCACGTACATTTACTTCAATTAGATTGCTATCAATACCAGCATTAGTTAAAATATACTTTTGATTTGGTACTCTAGAACTTACATTAAAACTTTGAGTAATGTATGTTCCTTCATATATTACAATTGAATCAAATATTGCTAGTTTATTAGCATTAACTGCAACAGTTATATCTTTTGGTATAGAGAATGTAAAACCTTGTCCAGAAAATGAATTTGATGTTACTGCTACAATACCTGCTTTAAGTGTAACTGATACTGTAGTAGTACCTGTCATGTCAACAGCAAAGGAAACATTTGCTTTTGCTGCACCTCTAGGTCTTGGAACATAACCAATGTTTCTAGCAAGTGAAACTACATTTTCTCTTAATGTAGCACTATCAATAAAAACTTCATTTGAAACCATATTTGCATTATATGAATTCAAATAAGTATTATATGCTAAGATATCAATGATTGTTGATAAATTAGAACCTTCATAATCATAATCAGTAAAGTTTGAATTCGCACGAAGATAATCCCTTAAGGAATCTTTTATCTGATTAAAATCTAGATTTGTAAAATTAACTAAAGGCATTTACCTAGTGAGCTCTAAAGAGAATGATAGATCTTGTGCGTCTGCTTCAATACCAATGATGTCATATGTAATCTGAACATCAAATGCATTTCTGTCTGTATTTGCTTTAACAAATACATCATTTAATTTGACTCTTGGTTCATAATTTTTGATGGTATTTTCAATTTCAGATTTAATACTAGATGCTGTAATAAAATCTAGATTTTCAAATAACAAATTATTCACATTAGAACCAAGTGATAAATCAAATGGTTTTTCCCCTCTTATTGTTAATATTAAATTACGAATGGATCTTGAGATTGCATTAGCATTCTTTAATCCAATCAAATCACTATTCAAAGGATTGATTTGAAAAGTAGCACTTACATCTTTAAATGGTTTACTTATCCTCTGAGTGGGCATGATTAAACGCAGGATATGTCCTTATTTATAGTCCTAATCTTAATTTTCTTTTATTGATTTATTTTTGTCCTGTGCAGTCTTCCAAAAATATGAATCCTGGTCACCAAGACCCATCCTATCATGACCATTTTCTACCTGATAAAACTCAGTAGAAACTTTAAAGTCAGGCATCTTTGGATTCTCTGGTGTTAAACTATTATCAAAGATTCTAGTCCTGTTATTAGGATACAAACAATACTGTCCATTATTTAATTCTATTAGATTATGTGACTTATGTTCAGATGGTATCTCAGAGGTGCTGTAATCAACTGTATCAATGTCTTGGTGGTAGTTGTCTATAGTACAGACGTAAGTGCCTTTAACAGTCCCATGGTCCCTTGTAAAGACCTCATAGTCCATAGATCCAATAAACTGTTTCTGTGTTGCTACAACCCCATAGTCCATACAGTTCCAAAACTGTAGATTATACAGATCCATATCAGGGGTTGGTTTTTTTGGTTCACTTACAAAGGCACTTATGGGTAACTTATCATACATTGCAGCATATTCTGGAAGATAGGTTTCAAAGTAAAATGCTCTACCAGGAATACTCTTACATGATACCCACCATCCTTTTACATACTCACCATGACCACTTTGGTGATCAGTGAGATATTCTTTCCTTACATATACTTCTACGTTAGGTAAATTACAAATCAAACAAGCCATAGAGAAAAAGAGGTTTTTCGCGCTGTTTTATCTAGCATAAAAAAAGGAGAGGTGTAATACCCCTCCTAATAATCAGAATCTGCAACACACATACCTAAGCATCTGATGTTATTTGTTGCAGTTCTTTTACAGTGTTGACAAAGAATCTTTGATTCTTCAATCTTATCTTCCTTGTCCTCTGTATCTTTTCTTTGCATTGTTACCACTACTGGCAGAATACTTTGTGTGTTTCCCTGCACCCTGACTAGTTTTCTTGGGTTGTGCTTCAATAAAGTCGCCACCCATCAAACTCTTTTTAACTTTTGCCATAATAAATCCTATACTCTATTTTGTGGTAATGCATATGTACATACAATAGATGCAGAAGGCATTGATTCCTCAAATAACTTCTCTGCATCTATAGCACATCCTGCAGTAAGTCGCTTATGATGTTTTTGATTACCTGTAGTACTAAGTCTATAGGTAACCATATAAGGATACTGTTTAATCATCTTTTCTCCTAGTAATAGACATCTTGTTACCCATACTTATCATACCAAGTGATAGTATAATAATAAAGATAAGTACAAAGATTGTTGAACCCATTAGATTACTCTAGTCTTCTCATGTCCAACACGAATACGTGGATCACACCAAATATCAAATCCTGCGTCAATTGCATCTAAACAGAATGAGACATCTTCACCACACATATCTTGTACTGCACCAGATTCAAATACTTGCATCTTAGGTGCAAACCATGGATACTTCAGTCCTTCATGTTCAAAGACACCCTTCTGAATCATTACCCATCCAAATCCTGTGTAATCTACAGTAAATGGTTTCTTACGTTTTGTAATACCATCTACCATCTCATGATTCATTACACCACCATTGTTTCTGAAGTCATCTTCATCTAACCAATGTGCTACTGATGTAGTCTTTCCATCTTCTGTACTATACCATCCAGAAACAATCTTTTTCTCATTTCCTTCAGCATCTAGTGCCATATCACATAGTTGCCAGAACTTCTCAGTACTAAACACAATATCACTATCAATCCATAATTGATAATCATACTCTAACTTTCCATCCCATGGAATCTGATCTGGTCCACGTAATACATTAGCACCTAAACACTTACAACGTGCAAAGTTTACCATGGATGAGTAATCTTGACTGATTTGAATACTCATCCCATTCTGTACCATATCAAAGCACAGTTGTACAAAGTTCTTTAAAAATGTATATGATACGCCACGTCCTGGTAGGCAAAATACAATTGTCTTGCCTTTCATTCTCTCCTTAATAGAAGCAATATCCCATTCAGGTCCTTCTGTATTCCTTACTGGGGTTTTTGCTTTTACAGTAAATCCTTTTGCCATGATTGATAATTCACTACAACTTCAGTTTAACAGTATATCTATAACTTGTCAATAACTATTCTCTTCACTTATACATGGGGTTTCTACTACCTCAAAAGTGATGTCTTCTACATCATACTGTGTATCTAATAGTTCCACCATCTCACGCATAGTATTGTAGATATCAGTAAACTTCTTTTCATTTAAACAATTATAAACACATTTATCCTTCAAGTATATGTGGTAAAAATTTTCAGCAGAAATTTTTTTCATAAAATGGTTTCTTTTTACAAATTATATATGGGGGGCATAAAAAAAGAGGCAGATAAAGACCTCTCTGGAATATACTTTTGTAGGTTGCCCTAGACCGGTCTTTTCGCAGGGGGGGGGTCTTTTGGGATTAATCGCTACGCCCCCCAGACCCCAACGCTTACCCCCCATAAAACACTGTCATATTCACAACACTGTCAGTCTACCACATGTCCCCCTATGTGTCAACCACTGTGGACCTGTGTGTTACACATAAGAAAACCCATGTGTAACACATAGCACTCTCACTAAGTATCAGTACAGTGCCTCAATTGCCTCCAGTACCATCAACAAATCACTGCCATTCTCTGCTGCTTCCAGTGCATCAAAGATCTGTGTGTTTGACATAATAAAAATGAGATTCAGTGTGTGTAGTTAAGCAGTTTACAGTCATACTCAGGACTAGTAAGTGTAATGATTATCTCTTCTCTACCCTTACAATATAGGGCATTTTAGTGTGTCTGTCAAGGGATCATGTGCAGTTGGGGAAGTGTCTGTGTGGTCTTGACATTTCTCAGAGTGTGTGATAGACTGCACGCTTAGATAACAAAACCCAGGTACATTTATTTACACCTTTATTTCATGTGCCCCATATAAACTATATGCCCCACATATGTGCCCCACACTGGCATTCTATGTGCCCCACATGATCACACTATGTTAGTCAGACTTTCCTCTAATCTTCCTTGCATTTGTTCTAGAAAGATGGTTCCTTTTGCCTCTGCAATCCTCTCATATTCATCCAGTATTAGGATGACATGGTGATAACATGATTCAGGGATTCTAGTCTTCACAGTCTTACCTAGATTAGGAAACTTAGAGGAGAAGGGCATTACTATGTGACCCATACATGTGCTCCACATAGTATAACTCATTTGCCCCACATAGTCAACTAGGTGTTAGTTCCACCCAGTAGATTCATCTGGTTCAGTTACATCCTCATCATCACAATCAAACAACCTTTGAAACAACAATTTGAGTGCATTCATCATGGGATTTGTGTTAGAAAATTGCGTAACCTCTTTCAGTGAGGTATTCATTGGATCACAGAAGAAGGGGGTTTGAGTAATCTTTCTAATGCTTCATTTCTTTCATTGATTGTTTCTGTAAGATTACTATCTAACAGTTCAATAAGGAGATTAGCACCAAGGATAACAAACAAGAAGACTAGAATGATTCTCATGGGGAAAAGAAATTGGATAACTTAAGTAACTTTCTACTAATGAAAGATCTCACCTTAGTGCTATTCCAGCAAACATAGATGATAAACAGGAAGAGTAATAATGTACTCATGCAAAGATATAACCATTAGTGAATTCTTTGGTGACATTGTTGTCAGTTACAAACCACTGATAGTTCTTTTGAAATACACCATCAGTGACAGCATTGCAGAACTCATTGATAAGTGCATTAAGTCTAGATTTGGTGGTAGTAGTCTGCCAACCACCATCAAAGATTGTCATGGAGTCATCAGTTACTTCAGCAATCTTGTTGCCATGGAGACGTACAATAGAGATGTTAGATTCTTCATTGAAGTGAACACTTGTATTAGCAGATTGCCAGTTCTTTGAAGAGTTAATAGCAGCAATCATTTGTGATTCAATTTTACGCATGATGAGAAGAAAATTAGGATGGGTCAGTGAAGCAAACTCTCTGAAACAATTCTAAGAAGAGAAGAGAGAGTGAGAAGACTGGACCCTTATACTATAGGTCCACTTTAGAGGTAACTAACATTAATAGCAATTAAAAAACATGTGATCAGTATTAAGAATTGGATGTGCTTCTCCAGTCCATGCTATATTAAACCCCTTGTAATTATCATCCCCTGTGCATACAGTTGCTGTCTGATCTAAGTAACGCTCAGGCAACTCATTTAGAATCTCTTTCAACTCCCTGTAAGTTGCCCTGTTCCAATCTGCTTTTGGGAGATACATTTTAGACTAACTCCTGCTGATATGACATTAGATTCTCTTCTGTAATCTCATCCACACTCTCTTGAATCACCTGATAGATGTAATCATTGTTTCCTACATCAT